CTCGCCGATCTTTCCATGCGTGGTCATATCGCTACCGATATTCAGGAGTCGCAGACAAATTTCTTCAAGGTTCATGACGCGCGTCCTCGGTGTCTGCGGGTCAGTCGCCCGCGTAGTTGCTGCGCATGCAGGTCACGCGCAACTTGTGCTGGTCGACCGGAGTAATGGATTCGACGGTGAACATGTGCTCGTACATCTGGGTCGTACCGTTGAGGTTGTCAGCCACAGCGACGATCACGGCATCTCGCGGGCCTTCATAGGTCAGGCGCGTATATGTCCCGTCAAGACGGTCCTGCTGGATCTGGACCTTTCCCCACCGTGTTTCGCGTTCGTAGTTCATAACTGCTGGCTTTCCGAACTGTAAGTTAGGCCGCGACTTGGATCAGGCCCATGCGAATCGTGGTCTCGCATACGTCCCGGTCCATGACCGTCTGACCAAGAAATTCGTGAGTGGCGGCGTAGCGCACTTGGACCAAATCGAAATTGGAGTTGTAGGTTCTGAGGATGTCCGTCACCGTGCAGAGCTTCGGGTGCTTGCCGCGGGTCTTGAACTGCGTGCCTATTTGAAAGCTCATGTCACCCTCCATCATCAGCTAACAGTTAAGCCGCACGCGCCAAAGTGGCGGGCTGGGCGTACATGGGATCGCGCTTACGGCGCAGCTCGACGAAGAGGGCTTGGATGCGGGCGTCATTCGCCGAGCGGTTGCCCGAGGCAGACCAGGTGGTCTTGGAAGTCGCTTGGGTCCGCATCGCCTCTCTCCCCTTTCGCTCGCCGGTATTGGCGTCTCGATGGGAGGATCATAGGACTATCTGTCCAGCATTGCAAGGACTATTTGTCCAGCATGCGGACAAAAAAACGGCGCAGTGTTTGCTGCGCCGCTTCTTAGTGGGTCTTTAAAGACTGGCTTTAATTAAAAAGCCATGAAAATCCCAGGGAAATCATCCGAAAATCAGTCCCATCGACGTCGGCACCCTCGAACTCAAGTCGGGCTTTTGCGCTGGGATTGATACTCAATTCCAGGCCCAGGCCCCACGAAAATTCGTTTCCGCTGTCTTCTGCGGAGACGAAATTAAGGCCGCTGGAGGCCGTGATGGTGCTATCCCAGAATAGGATTCCAGCCTTGGCAAAGCCGGCCAAACTCGCATTAAAGGGCACCTTACCGAGCAGGGCGGCTTGAAAGGCTGTGGCGTCTAATTCCACGTTGATCCCTTGGATTTTATCGTCTGGCGCCCCTACGTCGATATATGCGCCTTCCACGGAAAAATTAGTGTTTATCTGATAGCCACCGAAGATCCGGAAGGCCGTATCAGTGCCGTCGAATGACAGCCCAGCTTCGCTGTCGCTGACTTTAGATTGTCCAATGCCGACACCGGCATAGAACCCCTTATCATCCGCTGCGTATGTAGCCGTGCTCGCACCCAGAATGGCGAGAGCGATTGTCTTTCTCAACATTTCCTTAGCTCCTTTTGTGATTTTTCGACTCAACCCTTTATGAGGCGTGTAGATCGCCTGCTGTTTTCTTGTTGCGGAGCGACATTTCGCCATACAGGTATGACATATCTACGCCAAGGAATGTACAGGCCGCAGGAATAAGGTGGTGGGGCATTAGCGTGCGGCTTTCATATTTACTATAGGTATTTGGCGTAATTCCTAGCGCCTTCGCGATCTCGGCCTGCTCCTTTCCGGCTACGAGGCGGGCCGCCGCTAGCCTTTGGCAGAATCCCTTCTTGAATTGTGTGGGCGTGTTGACTCGGCTCATGGGACAGATTGTCCGTTCAGCCCCCTTTGCCGTCACTGGAATTATCGTCTGCCACTTGTTGGACGGATAGTCCAGTGGTATATAGGGCCGATGAAAACCCTTGATGACGTCTTTTCGTGCTGGGGCACCCTCGGGGAAATGTCCCATGACACCGGCATTGGCGAATACGCCCTGCAGAAGTGCAGGCAACGGGGTCGAATCGCTCATGACCACTGGGGAGCTGTAATCGATGCGCTCCAGAGGAAAAACAAGAAGTTGACTGTTGAGCAGCTTCTTACGATGCACGGCTCTGCGCTTCCGGCGCGCACTAATGTTTCGCGCGCTGCCTGTAGATGACTGTTCAACAGAAATTCCACCGATGGTTGCGAGGCGTAAACGCCCCTGCTTCTTCTTGGTGCTCATTTTGCCCAACCCCTTAGCAACCGCAAGACAGAAAGTTGTGGAATCCAAACCCAGTCGCACTGCAATACTTTTTATGGCAAATCCTATTGACCGGGACCGTCGAGCCTGCGCTGCGTCTACAAGAAATGCAATTGCGATTGCACCTGAATTGCACCTAAGGAATTGGATGAACGGCGTTGCTGCGCTCCTACTTTTGTGCGGTACCGAACATAACGCATGGGAAACCGTGATTCATGGAGTCCGCGCGTGATCTGCCATGCAAGTCGCCAGCTGCCAAATCCCGCCGATTGCACTCGGCCTACTGAACAAAGTGGGGGAGCTGATCGTGTTTGACGATACGAGGGGGCCGCAACTTTTGGCGCTCGTGATGGCTAAGGCAGCGAACGATAGACGGGCGAGGGCGGCCGCATGATGCGTGAACAGGTGACTGAAGGAATGAGCAGCGTGGAATCCATAGACACGCAATACAGGTGCGCGGGAGAGACAAGCGCTCCCAGGTCGAAAGACCTTAAGTCTTTGTCTGGAGCACCGGCCTTATCGGCCGTAAGGGCGGACAACCAGCACAGCAAGGCGGTCGCGATAGAGCCGCTGCGCCGGAGTAATGACCGGCCTCATTCCTTCAGTCACTTGATCCCTCAACACCAGGCCACGTCATGAGAGGTTATGCCGCTATCGGTCTACACATGCCCAAGACGCCGGCCAACGTCGGCAGCGTTCTGCGTGCCGCGCATTGCTATGGCGCCGCGATGATTGCCATGACCGGCCACCGTTACAAAGGATCGCCCACCGATCCGCAGAAGGGTTACAGGCATATCCCACTGATTCGCTGCGAGGATCTTCAGTCCGTCGTCCCATTCGATTGTGTGCCCGTCGCAGTTGATTTGCTCGACGGTGCAATTGAACTGCAAAAGTATGCTCACCCTGAGCGCGCGTTCTACATTTTTGGCCCCGAAGACGGAACACTTGGCAGTGCCGTAACTGACTGGTGTCGGGACAAGGTCTACGTGCCGACTAAGCACTGCATGAACCTCGCGGCCACCGTCAACGTTGTCCTGTACGACAGACTCGCCAAACAACTGAGGGCAGCGGCATGAAAGCACCACTGTCAGTTACGGAGCGAGTCAAAACCACACAGTCGGAGCAAACCCTATGAATTACGGTATTTGCACCTCGTCCTCATTATCAGCGGAATCTGTACAACAAACAATATCGAAGGTAGGTTGCGCAGCATGAGCCCATCTGCCGAACGCCGCCAGCTCGCACTCCAGCTTCGCGCCAATGCACGTCGCATCGAGCGCGCATCGCCGGACGTGCTGTGTATGGCCGAGATTCGCCAGCGCGAAGTCAGTTCGTCGTTGATACGTATCGCTCAGTACCTAGAGGATGTGGACGGCCTACACAGCCGCATGGTGTTTGGGGAGGCGGCGTGAACCATTTATGGCGCGATCCACGTCGGGACATAACACCTAACCCGTGCCCGATATCGCAGCTAGCAGCGCGGCGCGCCGCCCTTACCCAGGAGTCGATTACGTGGGACTCATTATTTCGTTCGAGTACTGGCTGCCGTTTGGCAATCCAACGTGGCTCTGGCTTTGGCTATGGACACGCACCGATGAACTGACGAGCGCACATCTGCGAATTGCCGGACTTGGCGTAACCATAACTGCTATCGGGGAACAAAAATGAGTCAGCTTGCGACGGTGGATGTGGAGACGGGGGAGATTGTCGGCACGTCTCTTGACGTAGACCATGACGCGAAAGAATTAGCCACTATCGACCAAGGCGCGCGCTACGTCAGTGCATTCCATCAAGCAGTCGCCTTAGCCAAGGCCGCAAACAAGGATCGGGCGACCGTCAACCGTTATGCCGAGCAGCTTGTTCGGCATGTGCGAGAGACTGGCCGACTCATTACGGACTTGCCCCGCAAGCGCGGAAAGAGAACCGATATTCAACCTGGTGAAACCGATTTCACCAGGTTCATAGGGGTAAGTGGATTGGACAAGCGGACCGCTATGAACTGGCAGTCCCTCTACACCTACATAACCGAGCAGACCTTCGACGAGACAATCGAAGCCATCAAGGCTGACGATGAAGACATTATTGCGCTGTCGCACTTCTATGGGCTGGTGAAGAAGGCTACGCGATCACTGAAAGAGCAGAAGCGGCAAGCGACGCGGGATGAGAACGCCAGAGTCATCGAAACTATCCCGTCGATTGAAGCCGTTACTGCATGCTTCAGCACCATCTTGATTGATCCGCCATGGGATTGGGGCGATGAGGGCGACGCGGACCAATTAGGCCGAGCACGCCCCACCTATGCAACCATGTCGATTGACGAACTTCTTGCGATGAAAGTCGGGGAGAAGGCGGCGAAAGATGCGCATATCTATCTGTGGATCACCAATAGATCGCTGCCAAAGGGATTTTATTTGTTGGATACATGGGGCTTCCGCTATGTGACCTGCATCACGTGGGGCAAGCCCCATTTCGGCATGGGCAATTACTTCCGCGGACAGACTGAACAATGCCTGTTCGGTGTTCGTGGTTCCTTGCCGCTAGCGCGGAAGGATGTCGGGACTCTGTTTCTCGCGCCTCGAGGTCCGAACGGCCACAGCAGCAAACCGCCTAAATTTTACGATCTTATCGAGTCATGCAGTCCCGGCCCGTACCTAGAGATTTTCTCGCGAACGGACCGTGCAAATTGGAAGCATTGGGGGGAATCCTCCAGTGTCGCGTGAGTATGAATTCCATGAGCGAATGACGATGTCGGCCGGAAAGGCCGCATCAAGCGATGTCGCTCAGATTCTGGTTGCAGAGATACCTGGGGCGGTTAGCGCAGTATGTGCATCGCCGATCAATGACCGTCAAGGCGTGGATTGGTGGGTGGAGATGTCTACGGCCCGCCACCTTGCTGTGGATTGCAAAATTCGTGAAGAAGACTGGGCCGCATCGCATCCTGAAGATGATGACCTTGCGCTGGAGACATACTCGGTAGTTGAGCGTGACATTCCAGGATGGACGAGAGACGGCAATAAGCGTTGCGACTACATATTGTGGTTGTGGATGGACACTCGCCGATTCTGTCTTGTGCCATTCCCAATGCTGTGCCGGGTAATGCAACGCAATTGGAGAGCATGGAGAGAAAAATACAAAACGTGCCGGCAATTCACGCCCGGGCGAAATTATCACAGTGAATGCGTGTTCGTACCGCGTCGTGAGTTGTGGGCCGAGATATATCGCCATTATGGCGGCCATGTTCGGAGCGCAGCGTGAGTCGCCCCTGGTTCCGCATGTACGCCGAATTCGCCTCAGACCCAAAAGTGCAGCTACTGGCGTTCGACGACCAGCGGCATTTCATCATGCTGCTTTGCCTGAAATGCAATGGCACGCTGGACAGCCAAGCGCCAAGTCCTGAGTTCTTTGACCGCATGATTGCGAAGTCATTGGGGATGGATACCACGACCGCACTGGAAGCCAGACGGCGACTCAAGGAAGTTGGGCTGATCGATGATAACTGGCAGCCCATTAAGTGGGAAATTCGCCAGTACGACAGTGACTTATCTACTGGAAGAGTGCGCAAACACCGGATGAAACGGCAAGGAAACGTTTCTGAAACGGATGAGAGTAGAGAAGAGGAGAGTAGAACAGAACAGAACAGAACAGAGGGAACTGCACCCCCCGACGGATTGAATCTCGACGCGTGGATTGCTTGGACTGTTTACCGCAAGCAGATTGGCAAACCTGTGAAGCCGGCTTCGATACCGGCCGCCCAGCGCAAGCTGGCCGCACATGGCACTAGCCAAGCCGCCGTCGTTGAGCAGTCCATTGCGAACGGCTGGCAAGGGTTGTTTGAGCTGAAGTCCGACATTCCGCAACGAAACCAACAAACCAAGTTTGAGCGCGCAAAAAAGGCGCTAGGAGAGACGCAAGATGTCGGCTTCGGCTAAACCGTCTGCGCGTGCAAAACGCGTATGGGATCGATTGCAAGACTGGTACGGCGTACGGCTAACCGAGCAGTTCGGACCCGAGCCGCCGAAGGACTGGTGTGACGTGGTGGACCGTTCGGACAACGAGCAAGTGAAACGCGCGCTGTCGGTGGTTCGTTCGGACTACACGAACTTCCCGCCGACGTTCATGCAGTTCGAGAAGGCCTTCAAACCTGCGGTAAAACCGTATGGCCAGAAGGTTCCGAGCAACGCAGAGCGGCTATCCAATTTCGTGACAGCGAACTATCGGCTGACGCCGAAACAACTGCGCGGACCTTGGAAATATCTCAGTCGTGAGTTCGACGCGCCAGACCATAGCGGGAAAATCCGCGAACGGAATGGCGTAGAGATAACCGGCGTTGTGATTGCAGCGGACGAACAAAGTCCCGGCTATCGAGTCATGTTGATTGATATGGAAGCAGCAGCATGAGCGCCGAGCAGCAACTAAAAACCCTGCAATCGTTGCTGACGCATTACGCCAAGAACGCAGGTCCGCGCAGGGTGCCTACGAGTCTCGACAGATCGGAGCTGATGGCGCTAGTCGGCGCGCGTCCAGGCATGGGTTTTGTCGCATACCCGCATAGGTGGCACGACGGCAAGGATTGGACAACGACGACGTTTGAGTTGATAGCGAAATGAGCCTGCGCTACGCATCGCTGAAAGACATACCGGCTCATCTGCTGCGAGAGCGTGGGTTGACGCGAGTTGAGCCGATAGAGCGCCCGAAGCGCCCTAAATATGGCAACCGCGCAGCATGGCGGGACGGCAAGCGTTTCGATTCAGAGCTTGAGGCGCGTTGCTATGACTTGCAGGTCCTGCGCTGGAAGGCTGGCGAAATTTTATGGTTTACGCGCCAGTGTCCGTTCGAGCTACCTGGGGGCGTCAAGTATCGCGCTGATTTTGTCGTTGCGCTGAAAGCTGGCGGTGTCGAAGTGATCGACGCGAAAGGCAAGGACACGCGCGAGTCTATAAACAAACGTAAGCAGGTGAAGGCTCTCTATGGAATCGACGTCCAACTATGGGCGGACAAAGCATGACAACAAACGGCCACACCCATCACGAACCCAAGCCCACTCAAGCCGAATTCGACGCCGGCCGCGCGTTGATGGACGAGTTCCAAGTACGTCTGATGCGTATGTCCGATGCGTACGAAGGTATGGCCGATTGCGTGGCACGGATGAAACAGGCGTTTCGACTTTGATGTGCGCTAAATGCCTAAAGCCACTGGAGAGAATTCACGGCACGGCCTACAAGCAGTGCTGCTCGCGCGCATATTGGATGGAGGCTGAGCCATTGGCGCGAGATGTATGGTGGGGAGCGCGTCGCCATCGCGGGATGACGCTATATACGCCTGCGCCGAGCGAGATGGACTATGACGGCAGGCTGGTGCCGGTATGAGCAAAGTCAGGGTCACAAAAACCTTGAGCGGCTGGTCGCCATGCGATGACTACAGCCGTGACCATTGGCGCAAATCGAAGATGGGCATTGAGTATCGCGCCGAGATCGTCAAGCCGCGGGCAAGTCGAACGCTGAAAATGTGGTGGATACTTTGCAATCTCATCTACGAGAACAGCGACAAGTTCAAGTCGCCGGATCAAGTTCACCAGTACTTGAAGATTTTGGCTGGCCACACGACGGTCATCGTCAGTGAGAGCACGGGCGAAATTTACCACCTTGCAGACAGTATCGATTTTGCCACGCTCGATGAGGACGCGTTTCTTGATGTCTTCAAGCGCACCGTAGCGGCCGTCTGCGAGCACATCATGCCAACGGTCAAATCCTATGAGCTGCGGCAGGAAATCGACAAGCTCATGGCATGCGTTCCGGACCCGCGCTCGGTGGTAGCGGCATGAAGCACAGCACCGGCAAGTTCACCAAAGCAGAGTCAGAGCGCGTTGTGCGTATGAAGGCATTGGGCTGTTGCTGCACGCCTTGCGATGAGCCGCCAGAGGTGCACCACATTATCGAAGGCAACCGCCGTTTGGGTCATTTGTGGACGCTCCCCATTTGCGCCGGCCATCACAAGGGCGATTGGACCGATCGACAGCGCGCGCACTACGCCGAGCGAGGGCTTTTGTTGCCGCCGCATGTCCATGGCGGCAGTAAGACATTTGCGCGTCACTACGGCAGCGAGAAGGAACTGTATATGCGAGTGCAGGCGTGGCTTGGGCTGCCGCTCACTTGGCCGGCGTCGAAGATCCTGCCGCGCAGGTTCGTCGCATGACAGAACCAGACCGCCACGACCCACTACGCGCAGCTTCAGACGCCCGCCAGTTCCCACGCGAGAAAGGCGCACCCCCGCATTATTTGAGATGTGATTGGTATCGAGCAAAACAACGTTGCCTGCTGGGCGAAAGCCATCCCGGCGCGCACAAGTATGGGGAGGACGTACATGGCGGGTAGATACGGCAAGGGGGTTGGATTCGATTGGCCCTCGCATATCCGGGAAAAGAACGACCTGAAACAGCGTAGTCGCGACCGCGACATTGCCCGTACTCAACGCCAGCAGGACGCACGGGATAAGGCTGCCGAGCTTAAGGCCAGTTCAGACGAGATATTGCGCACATCGCTCAATGGCGATCCGGTAGACCTAGCGCGGCTTGAGCAGGAGCGCCGGCGCATCCAGGGCGGGCGTGTTTACTGGCGAGGAGGGTGGAAATGAGGCTTAAAACGATCATCTGCGCCGGCTGCAAGCTGTTACAGGTTTGGCGTTCAAAGTGTTCGCGATGTGGGAGGTGCCATGCGTCGTAATGCAACGTCCTGTCGGCCGCTGAAGCTCACGGAAGGCAAAATCCATGGGCTGCTGCACTGGTATACCGTTGAAAGAACGTTCGCCCACAAGGCTAAGGAGCTTGGCATCAGCGAGCGCACGTTGTTTCGATATCTCCGTGGTGAGCACAGCCCGCGGAAGGAAGCCATCGACATTGATGCTCTTGCTAGGGAGCTAATGTCAGTTGCCACTGACGTTCCACTTGAAACCATGGAGCATTAAATGAATCCATCCGCAGCGTGGGCAATGCTCACAGCTCGTTCGGCCGCTTTTCCCCGAAGTCCTGGGGGACACAATAGCCTCAGTCGAGAGGACGTTGAGGCGATGCTAGGCGGTTTAGGCCGAAATGCTTTCTTGATGGGCATGGCGTATGAGTGCCACGACCTGAAGGCGCTGGAGGACTTGGAGCGGCGTCTTTGGCAGATCGTCATCGGCATGTCCCAGGCTGAGCACTGGAAGCTACCCAAAGGTGAGTTCGTTACGCGCAGGCTTGCGGCCTTGGCGCTTTATGAGTCCATGGACCCGCTGATTTGCCCGCAATGTAACGGCAAGGGTACTACGACGTTCGATCTGCGGCGGGAGCCAGGATTGATGATGTCGCAGTATTACAGCCAGCTCAGCGAACGCGAGGGCAGAATCAGGTGCCAAGGGTGTCAGGGTAGTGGCAAGGTCAAACTTTCCGCCAGAAAGCGGGCTGATTTGGCCGGCATCAACAAGGACACTTGGCTGAGGTATTGGGCGTCAAGGTATGAGGCGGTATTTGCGCTGACCAGAGAGTGGCTGACAGAGGCACGTTCTCATCTTGCGCGAGCCCTGCGTAAAAACTCTGAAGAAGAAGCCGCTTGACCCAAGGTATACAAAGCCCTATAAGGTTTTCCTAGTGTTGGGTATCTATCTCAGCACATAAAAACCCTCAGTCTCCACGCGTCTGGGGGTTTTTCGTTATCAGCCCGAAATTATCCGCGGGGCTCAGTTGCCGCCTAACCAGCGGCTTTACAGTCCAGGGTGGTTCCTGGCCGGCCCGGGTTGATCTTCGGGCCGTGATACTTGCGAGTCAGAGGTCGCCTCGTCGACCGCTCGGATTTTCAGCCGACTGATTCGCCCCTATTTGAAATGTCGGCAAGGAATTGTGCGACAGCCCAGAGTGAATATCTGGGGCTAATTGAGCGCCAGAGAGCTTCCAGAATTGGCCAATTTGGAGGACGACGCTCAATTGGTTGTGGGCCATTTGAATCCCCTGTCAGGTCCATCGACCTGCTTCGCCGGCCCAGTGCCGGCTTTTTATACCTTGAGGTCTCCATGAAACGCCTGCTACCCGCAGCTCTGGCCCTGTTCGCCCCTACTATCTGGGCCGCGTCCGTAACGATCAGCGTCACCCCTACCACAGGGATCGAGAGCGTTACGCCGACCGTCACTTGGTCGAGCTCTGGCGTCACGACCTGCACGGCAACTGGCGGCTGGATCGGCGCTAAGGCAATCAGCGGCAGTGAGACCCTGCCATCCATCGACCGAGCTGCCAGCTATGGGCTGATCTGCACGGACCCCAACGGGAATTTGATTATCTCCTGGACGCCGCCGACCCAGAACACCAATGGGACTCCGCTGACTGATCTGGCGAAGTATCGAATCTATGTTGCCGCGACCATATCGGCATTGCAGACTGCTACCCCGGTCGAAATCAGTGCTCCAGCGACGACTTATACGGTCACGAACGTTGCGCCGGGAACCAAGTTTGTGGCCGTCACGGCGGTCAGTTTGGCCGGTGTTGAATCCGCCTTTTCCAACACCCCCTCGAAGAACGTGACAGGGGATACCGCAACGGCTCAAGCGGCTGTCTCGGTGACGCCGCGCCCAAAAGCGGTGGCGGTCAGTCTGCAATAAGTCGGCTGATCGCGGCGGTTATTCGTTGGTTGGAGAAGGTGTTTTAGGCGGATTTCCGCCCTGCTTATTCCACTGATATTCCTGGCGCGTTTGATCCGTATTTCCCTCACGGTCATCTAGCCACATCCAGACGGATACAGCCGCAGCGATAAGTCCGATCAGGCACGCGAGCGACATTATGTTAGCTACGAGTTGGGTTTTGACGGGCGTTTCTTGGCTGACGCTAATCTCACGATCCATACAAGCATCCTTGAGTAGTTTTTATTAGAGCAAACGATATTACGCCGCTATGTGTAACCAGGCAATTCCTAACAATGTGACCGCGGTCACTGAGTGTCACTAATCATTTTTGCCCGCGCTCGTGCGGGCACTTCATCTGGTTCTGGCGGGGGTGGCGGTAGCTCGTTTTTAGATGATCCCTATCCTGCCTATACGACCAGGTTAGTCGATCCAGCGATTGCCTCGGATGTCTCTGGCGGGACGACTGCAACCCGTACATGGAATGGCGTCAGTAGCAGCTATCAGGTCTACAAAACGATCCAATATGCCTGCACAGATTTCCTAACGTCTGGCGGACGCAGAGTCGGGCTACTAAGCACCGATACGGTATCGTCATACCAGTTGAGTGCAGATTTATATCTGCCAAACTCAGGCTCCAGCGCTAGTGCCCGCGTAGTGATCCAAGGCGATCCTGCGGCAACAGCCGCCAAGATGCCGGTGATCGACCTTAACGGTCAGCACAGCATTATCCCCAACAAGAACAATGATCTTGACTGGGCGACGCTGCGCAAGTTTGCGCTGACCAATACCGGGACTCAATCCAACGGGAATGGCGGCATCGCGCTCAATCAGGGCGCTTCAGCGCAGACCTGCGATGGTTTGATTCTTGAGTATCTTGACATTGGGAATTTCGGCGAGACGGTCTCCGGCCAGAATTGCGGAGGCATGACCTTCGCGCAGAAGCCGGGAAGCTGGTGGCCGACGGTCACGCCGATCGTTCGCTACTGCAAGTTTCACGATTGCTACGCTCCGGGTAGTGGTACTCCATGGTTCGATTTCCAGAATGTCTCTGGGCTATATCTTGGTAAGTTCTGCGCGCTGGAAGTTCATAACTGTGAATTCCTGAAATGCGCTATGTCCTTCTTCCAGAAGGACTCGTCAACTGAAGGCAGTCTGGCTCATCCGAACAGCGTCAATTTACATCACAACATCATAGCGACGAGCTACGGCGGAATTCGCTTCTTAGGTGCTGGAGCTTCTGCGCCCGCTGGAATATTCAGTGCCGTTATTGATTCCAATCTCGTCTACGACACTTTTACCGCATTCGACTTCGAGCAGGTAGATGGCGGTGCGCAGTCAGATGTTCTGACATTCAAGAACAACACGCTGTCAGCAGACTCAGGCCAGGTCTCTGGATTGCTCTCCGGCGGGCTTACGAATTTAACTCTATACGATAATGTTGTATTGGGAAGTAACGGTTCCGGGTCAATTCATAATTTATACGTTATAGCTATTAGTGGCTGTACTAACAGCGTTGCATACAGCGATTACAACAGATGGAAAGTGACATCGTTCCGGGCTGAAGGCACGACGTATTCAGCCCTTTCTAATTGGCAAGCAGCCAATACCGCAATCGTTTCTTTGCCAGATGCGCATAGCGCGACGACCACGGAATCTGCTGCATTTAATAGCGCCGGCACACGTGACTACTCCCCCAAGGCAGCGGGTCCATTGGTTGCCACAGGACGCTTCGGCGGAAACATTGGCTGCTATGACGCAACTTCTATCGCTGGATCAACTTTGGTAGGGGCGGGCTGGTAAATGGCATATGCATTCGTCGCGGCCTCAGATGCGGCGACACTAACCGACGGCCCATCGATATCGCAATCGATCACGTGCGTGGCTGGCGAGAATGTAATCGTACTGCTCAATTCTTTCGGCTCTGCGCAAGCGAGCAGTGTTTCAGATGGGACGAATACTTACGCGAGATGCGGAACGGCCTATACCGATACCGTAGTTTCAAACATCTGGGAAATCTGGATGGCGAAGAATGTTGCTGCCGTTACTGGCGGAACATTGACTGCCACCTTTGGTGCGCCTGATTTTGGATATGCGGCAATTGCATATCTGCGTTACACCGGACTTGATACGACAGCCAATGTCCAGACCACTTTAGGAAGCACGCAAAACCCCGGATCGGCCACAACGGATGCAATCACGTCAGGGAACATGACGCCAACATCGCAGCCGGCGATGGTACTCGGATTTACGGTGGATATGACCGGCAATGCCGGAACGATATCGGCAGGGACCGGATTCACGTCTCGTTCGACACTGGCAAACTGGGCATCGACTTTGGGGTTTCTTTGTCGCGCAGAAGATAAGCGCATTACTAGCACCTCAGCCGTTGCGGCGACCTTCACCGCATCGAGCGGGGCGAGCGGCGCATTCATGACTTTCGGCGCGGTATTCACCGAGGCAGCGGCTGGCGGTGGTGGCGCTGTCATTCAGAACCGCCTACATGGCGGACTAAAAGAATTCAGTGGCGGACTCGCCTAAACACAAACATATGAATATCCATAACCGGCCTAGCGCCGGTTTTTTCGTTCTGGAGCCTTAAGAAATGTACAGCTTTAAGCTCGGCCAAGGCAGCATTATCCTGCGGGTGAAGCTCCTGGATTCTGCCGTTACGACAGGTGCCGGCAAGACTGGCCTGACCTCATCGTCGAGCGGCCTGATTATCTCAACCATTGCCGACAATGAAGCGACTGCCACGGCCTATACGCAGGCCGGCAGTACAGTCGAGACGATCACCACGCTTGGAACTTTCGCCGCACCTACCGCCACGAAATGCCGCTTCAAGGAAGTCGATGCTACAAACCACAAGGGACTGTACGAAATACAGATCGCGGACGCCCGCTATGCGGTATCCAGCGCTAAATCGATCATTGTCAGTATCTCAGGCGTATCTGGCGTTGCAGAACAAGATATCCATATTCCGCTGACCAGCCTTGACCAGTACGATGGTGTGCATGCAGGGCTTACGGCTTTGCCGAACGCTGCCGCTGCTGCATCTGGTGGATTGCTCATCTCTGGCTCTAACGCTGGGACTACGACGCTCGGCGCGCTCACCGTGACTGGCGCGACAACGTTGACGGGTAACGTCGCTGCTGCTGCTGGTATCACGATCACGCAGAGCACGACTAACGGCCACGGCATCACGACAACCGGCAACGGTACTGGCTCAGGTTTGCGTGTTGTGGGTGGCGCTACCGGAAACGGACTTGCTGCTGTCGGCGGATCGACCAGTGGGGATGCGATTATCACGAGCGCAACGTCGGGCCATGGCGCGACTTTTGCGGGCGGCGGAACCACGAAGCACGGTGTTAATGCTGTTGGCGGAGCCACAACGAGCGCAGGTATTGCGGCAACAGGCGGCTCAACCTCTGGCGATGGCATCCTTACCGCAGCTACTTCTGGCCACGGCATCGTTGCTGCTGGAACGGGCACGACCAAGCATGGCATCCATGCGACTGGCGGCTCTACAACGAGCCACGGCATCAATGCGCTGGGCGGTGGCGTCGGGCATGGCATTCTCGCGACTTCTGGCGGTGGTTCTACCGGGGATGGCATTAAGGCTATCGCGGCATCCACGAACGGAAACGGTATCAATGCTGCTGGTGTCGGGACTGGCGCGGGCCAGCTCAATACGGGCGGAGCAACCGGTGCTGGCCTTTCTCTGGTTGGCGGGTCGACCTCCGGAAACGCTTTGGGGACGACCTATACGGCCCCCATCGGGCCTGTTAAGCAATTCGGTATCGTTGAATCCGGAACTCTCCAGTCAGCCACTGGGACGACGGCAGTCCTTCGGTCTGCCACATCATTTGCCGACAATATGCTTATCGGTGCCGCGCTGGTTATCACTGGCGGGACTGGTGTCGGGCAGCAGCGCGTCATCACGGCCTGGACGAACTCCAGCGATACAGCCACGGTCGATACGTGGACGACGACTCCCGATAGCACTTCAACCTATGAGGTGTACGGCAGTCCGCCGTTCAGCGCCGCTGCTCCAATCACTGCGGATGTTACGAAGTGGAACGGCACAGCGGTCTCTACGCCAGCGACTGCTGGCATCCCGGACGTAAACGTCAAAAACATCAACAACACGGCCGCGGCTACCCCCGGAGCTTCGGGAGGTGTCCTCATATCTGGTTCTAACACTGGCACCGTGACGCTCTCCGATGGCTTGGTCGTCAACCGCAGTACGTCCAACACTTCTGCAATTGTGGCGACCGGCAACGGAACTGGCCACGGTATTGCGGCTGTCAGCGGCTCTGGCGCTACCGGAAATGGCATCAACGCATCGAGTGCAGCGACGAACGGCGATGGCATCAAGGCTGCTGGCGTAGGAACTGGCCATGGCATCGATTCTGTTGGTGGAGCGACAGGACATGGCGTGAAAGCCTTGGGCGGCGCAACCTCTGGCGACGGAATCAATGCCACGGCAGCGACATCCGGCATCGGTATCACGGCATCGGGTGCGGGTACGACAAAAGCCGGTATCGCGGCAACGGGCGGTGCTACGACCTCTGCTGGCATCAGCGCAACAGGCGGATCAACTTCTGGCGATGGCATTCTGGTATCGGGACCAACCTCTGGTAACGGCATCGCAATCACTGCGACGGGCGCGAGTAAGCATGGCATTACGGCAACAGGCGGCACGAGCGGAACGAGTGACGGCGTGAAGGCTGTGGCTGGAAGTGGCGGAGTGGATATCCGCGGAGCCATTACCGGGAACATTACTGGCAATCTTTCTGGTTCCGTGGGCTCACTGACCGGCGGACAGGATCGATACCAGAAGAATGTGGCTGCAAGCGATATCCCCTTCGTGTTTGTCGATAGTACGGACCACGTGACGCGCAAGACCGGCATCACAGCGACGGCGACAAGAAGTCTTGATGGAGCTGCTTTTGGCTCAGCTACCGGCTCTGTCACCGAGATTGGCAATGGCGCTTACGGATTCGATGCCAGCCAGGCGGACATGAACGCTAACAGCATTGTGTTGCGCTTCACGGGTACGGGCTGCGATCCGGTTGAGCTGCATATCAAGACCTATACCTGATGAGCGCAGTTCGAGCCCTAAAGCCGACTAGCTATGGCCAGTCGGTAGATAGGCTTTATCCGTTCCTCATCGTGGCAGGAGGTGGCGGACCTGATACCACACCTGATGCCTTTAGCTTCACTGACCAGACAAATGTAGCGCTATCGACAGTCATCACCAGCGCTTCGATCACAGTCTCTGGTATCGACACTGCCACCGATATCTCTGTCACCGGAGGTCAGTACAGCATCAACGGTGGAGTTTTCACCAGCTCTCCTGGTATTGGCGCCGTAGTCAACGGAGATCAGATCCAGGCACGCAATACTTCGAGCGGGAGTTATTCGACCGCAGTAGACACGGTCGTTACGATTGGCGGGGTATCGGACACCTTTACCAGTACCACTCTGGCCGCAGACACGACACCCGATGCATTCAGCTTTGTGGATCAGACGAATGTCGCGATTTCCAGCACGATCACGAGTGCGGCAATCACAGTTTCTGGCATCAACTCCCCCGCAACCATTACGGTTAGCGGTGGCACTTACAACATCAATGGCGGCTCTTTTACCGCAAGCTCCGGATCAGTCAGCAACGGCGATACGGTCCAGGCCAGGAACACGAGTAGCGGTAGCTACAGTACTGCGGTCAATACCGTGGTCACCATCGGTGGCGTATCGGATACATTCACGAGTACGACCACGAACGGCTATCCGGTCCTGGTCGGCCAGCTCCCAAACATTAGCGCTGCATTCAACAGCAGCACGCATCAATACGATCTAGGCTTCTACTTCAGCGGCGCCACCAGTTACGCGATCAGCCCGGCAATAGAGCCCGGCTGGAGCTTCAACACCTCCAGCGGCCTGCTCACCATCGACACGGACGATGCAAACACGTTTGGGCCGTACACGGTCACGGCTACGAATGCCAATGGCAGCACGCCGGGGAATGCGTTTACGGTGAAGGTGTCAGACGCTCACGGCGGCGGTGGTTTTATTTTCGACTTCGGCTTCAGACTTTAAGGATCAGATATGACCATAGGCACACAAGTCGTTGAGGATTTGGGTCTTGCTGTGCGGTATACCAATACCTCAACGGCTGACAACGAAGCGGTGATCGTGACGGGCGATATTGGTCGCTACGACGCATTTACTCTTATGAGCGTGACAGGAACAGTTGACGTCTACCCATCGCTGGACGGCACCAATTTCGCAACATCAGCCTTATCACTCTCCGACCTGGGAGCCACTACGCTTGATCCAGTCGTGGTGACAGCAGCGGGACGCGTTTACGGATTTCGCGGGCCATACTCAAAAATCAAAGTATTGCAGGCCGGCGCTACAGGTGTGGCGGTTACGCTGCGCTGCGGGAATATGTAATGCTCCTGAGAACAGAACAGAATCAGGCTCATGGCTAAGTTCGTAAAAGGCCAGTCAGGCAATCCCGGGGGCCGGCCTAAAGCCGTTCACGACCTTAAAGAGTTAGCCCGTGAGCGTACCTTGCAGGCGCTTGAGACCCTAACTCAGATCATGGAGAGCGTCGAGGCGCCATCTGCTGCGAGAGTTCAGGCGGCTTGCGCTCTGCTCGATAGGGCGTATGGCAAGCCCGTACAGACCACGGAGCTGTCTGGTCTTGATGGAGGCCCCATCACCGTCAATCTCAGCCACAAAGAACGATTGCAGCGCATCGCCTTTGCGCTTCGTAAGGGGATGGACAAGCCCGCGGATACGATTCAATAACCAGTGACCGGTTGATAGGCACATAGCAGGGGTTCGGACGCCTCACAAGCAGCGATTAACGCACAAGCAGATTCACTTCTGAGGAGATTCTCATGTCTAGAGTAGTTCGCTCAATTCACGGCAATGATGTGGCTGGTTTTGATATTGCAAACCGGCTTATCAGCGCCAAGGGTTTTGTAGCCGGCAAGCACGGAACGCAGATTGCGTTTCCCAGCCCGCTGACGGTTGCGTTCTTTGATGACTTCCTGGGTGGCGGTCAAGCCTTCTCGACTACGGTTGCCGATGGCTGGAGGTCTCGTAAGGGCTCTGATGGCGCATGCGTAGACTGGACTGTCACGCCTGCTATAAACGGCACGGTTGTAGGTACCATTGGTAACACCACCGCATCGATGGCGGTTTCTGGTACTCAGTTAGACCGCGGTCTTAGCTACAAGGCCAATCAGGGCGGCGTGGCCTTTGAGGCGCGTGTGAAGATGTCGGCAATTACTAATATTGCCGTATTCATCGGTTTTACGGATCAGACCGCCGCGCTTGAGATGCCGATAAATTCTGCTGCTGGCTCCCACACTGTGACAACCAACGCGACGGATGGCTGTGGATTCCTGTTCGATACGGCCGATACCGGAACCGATCAGTGGCTGCTGACTGGTGTTGCGAACGATGTAGATGCGACGGTGCAGTCTGGGATCGGTCGCTCAAGCGCTACAGTCCTTCCGGTCGCCGACACCTATGCGACTTTCCGCGTAGAACTCGGGGCCGATGGCTCGGCAACGTACTACTACAACGGTGATGTGGTTGGATCAAAGATGTCTGGGGCTGTCACGGCTACAGTCGCTTTGACGCCGGTCATTGCTGGCTTTAATCGAACGACCTCTGGTGCACCGACGATCACGGCCGACTATGCGGTGATTGAAGCGACTCGTGTCTAATGAGGCTGGAGGGGGTCCTTTCTGACCTTGAATTAGTTCTTGAAGGACTTCCTCCTGAAACTCAGCGCCAGATCGATGAGGATGCACTAGAACTTACCCGCGCTATGCGGTTCGTACCGTTGCCGGGGCCGCAGACTGATGCTTACCTGAATCCGGCTGACATTCTGCTCTACGGTGGGCAGGCCGGAGGTGGAAAAACGGGCCTTCTGGTTGGCCTAGCGCAAGAGCACACCAGTTCAATTCTCTTTCGCCGGGAAGCGAGCCAGACAGACGGACTGGAGAAATTCGGCAAACAAGTGTTTGGCTCCGAGGGATTTAACGGAAAGGATACGGAATGGACTTTCGAGGACGGAAGTTCTCTCAAGCTTTCCGGGATGAAGGAGCCTGATTCTTGGAACAAGCACGCTGGTCGTGAACGCGATTACTTTGGCTTTGATGAGGCGGGAGAATTCCTGCTGGAGCAGGTGGCTTCGCTCATCGGGTGGAATCGCGGTCCAGAAGGACAGCGTTGCCGAGTGATTCTCGCGAGCAATCCGCCCCGCACTGCGGATGGCGCCTGGATGATGGAATGGTTTGCGCCATGGCTGGATGAAAACTGGCCAGACAAAGCCAAGCCCGGCGAACTGCGCTATGCGGTGCTGAATCCGGATACGTCGTTGCCGATATGGCAGGAAGGTCCAGAGGAAGTGACCATCGGCGGTGAACTCTACAAGCCGTTGTCGTTTACGTTCATTCCCGCCTCACTTGAGGACAATCCGTATCGAAACACGCCAGAGTATCGAGCGAGGCTGAACTCGTTGCCTGAGCCGCTGCGCTCGCAGTTGCTAAAGGGAATTTTTACGCTGGGCGGTGAGGATGATCCTTGGCAGGCAATTCCAACCGCTTGGCTAAATGCAGCGATCAGCAGATGGATGCCTACGCCCCCACAGGATGTGCCGATGTGCTGCATTGGCGCGGACGTAGCGCAGGGCGGAGCCGATCAGACCGTGCTCGCGATTCGCCACGATGGCTGGTATGCCCCGCTGGTAGCGGTCCCAGGTGTCCAAACGCCTGGCGGTACAGATGTAGCGGGTCTACTCATTGCCAAGCGGCGTGACAACGCCATGGTGGTGATCGACATCGGTGGTGGGTGGGGCGGGGATGCTTATGCCCATTTGAGTAGCAATGGCGTCAAGTGCATGGGGTATCTCGGAGTGGATACCAAAGTCAGCGGGCGCACGTCCGACAAGCAATTGAATTTCTTCAATACGCGCGCCAAGGCCTACTGGAAGTTTCGTGAGGCGCTGAATCCCGACCAGCCTGGTGGGTCTAGGATTGCGCTGCCGAATGATAAGCAGTTGATGGCCGATCTATCTGCGCCGCATTTCGATGTAGTTAGCAACGGTATCAAGTTGGAACCGAAAGACGCCATCGTGAAACGGTTGGGACGATCCCCTGATAGGGGCGATGCAGTCGTGATGGCGTGGTATTCGGGAGCCAAGATGGAAGACTCATATCGCAAATGGTCCACCGAACCCGGCGGCCGAAAAAGATCAATCAGCGTGGACTTAGGTCCGCGCAGAGCAAATGGCAGGAGATGACGATGGGAAAGCTTGTCGATTGGGGGAAGGATGTTGCGCATGGAGCGGGGGATGTCTTCAACAGCATGAAGAGCGGCTCCAAGAAAATAGCCCGCAAGTTAGGCTATGGCGCTGTTGTTAGCAGCTTAAACCCGTCTCCACAAACTCCTCCTGCACAACCGGTAATTCCATTGCCTGACGAGGAAGCTATTGCGCGTATTCGTCGGCGGCGTGCAGCTCAAAGAGGTGTAGGTCGCTCCTCAACAATATTGGCCTCTGACGGTAGCGCTAATAATTCAGATACGTTTGGTCCCTAATGGACAGCAGGGCGAAGCAGCTCTTAGCGCAGGGCGAGGAACTGTTCGGAAAGCGTCAGAACTTAATGACGTTCTGGCAGTGCGTGGCGGAGCAGTTCTATGTGGAGCGCGCCGACTTTACGGTCAAGCGTTCTCTTGGTGAGAACTTCGCCGATAATCTATATGACAGTTATCCGCTGATTATCCGTCGAGAACTGGGAGACTTTCTTTCTACCTTGCGGCGCAAAGATCAGGATTGGTTTGAGGCTACAGTTGAGCGAGAGGACCGGCTTGACGATGCGGGCCGAAAGTGGCTCGAATATGCCAGCAAGGTACAGCGTCGGGCGATGTACGACAGGAGAGCCCAGTTCTCCAAGACAATGAAAGAGGCCGACCACGACTTTGTGACATTCGGCCATCCGGTACTGACCATTGAGGCGAATCCGGTAACGAATACGCTGCTTTATCAGTGCTGGCATCCGAGAGATGTGGCTTGGCAGTTCACGGCAGATGGCCGGCTCTGCGAGGTGCATCGCAAGTGGATGCCGACATGCGGGCAACTCTGTGCGATGTTCGCCAAGAAGCCAGGCGCATCCCTGCATAAAAACGTGACGGATATGCTGGAGAAGCAGCCATTCGCTGAAGTGGAATGCCGGCATATCGTGATCTCGGTGGAGAACTACAACGTCGAGAAACCGATTCATGGTCAGACCCATGCCGAACTGTACGTTGATGTGCATAACCAGCAGGTCATTTACGAGGCGCCACTTAGGAACTCAAAGTATGTGATTCCGCGCTGGAAGACGATTTCCGGGACTCAATACGGATGCTCTCCAGCGGTCACCGTGGGATTGCCGGATGCTCGATTGATACAGGCAATGTCACTGACGCTCCTGGAGGCCGGTGAAATGGCTGTACGGCCCCCAATGGCAGCCAAGCTCGATGTAATTCCTGATGGGGCGAAACTCTTCTCAGGAGGCATGACGGCGATTGACTCTGATTTCGATGGGCGCATTGACGAGGCAATCGGAGCGATCACGAGCGATCACCGTGCTTTACCCTTTGGGCGCGACCTGCTGCAAGACAAGCAATCGATGCTGGCGCAGGCGTTCTACATCAACAAGTTGAACCTACCGCAGTTCGATCACGAGATGACGGCATTTGAGTTTAATCAGCGTCTACAAGAATACATCCGCAACGTGATCCCGCTCTTTGAGCCGATTGACAGCGAGTATCACTCGCAAGTGTGCGATCTGTCATTTTCCGTACTGATGGATAACAACGCCTTCGGCGATCCGCGAGAGTTTCCGCAAAGCGTACGGGGTGATGAGACTGTGTTTCGGTTCGACAATCCATTAAGCGAGGCTCTGGAGCGTCAGAAGGGCCAGCAGTTCATGGAGGCCAAGTCCCTGGTCGAACAGGCTGTTGCGTTTGATCCTGCCTGTGCGGCGACCGTGGATTGGCGCGTTGCTATACGGGATGCCCTGGACGGGAAGCGTACGCCGACTAAATGGCTGCGATCCGAGGCTGATGTTGAGCAGCATGCGCAGGAACTGGCTCAACAGCAGCAGCAGCAGCAGATGATCCAACAGGCAGCTGCCGCAGGAGATGCGGGTAAGCAGGTCGGTGATGCAGCTCAGGCGTTAGGAGCATGACGAAAGCCAAGCCTTGGGCTACCGATCCGCGCGTCATCCGTCAGCCGGCTTTGCCGTGCATCGTGGCGGTCAAAGCGGTGGCGCAAGGTACTGCGACTGAAGATCAACAGCGGAGATTCATGGCCTGGTTGATTGACGAAGTATGCGGGTATCACGACCGCATGGCGTACTTTGGGGAAGATGCAGCATTCATGAGCTACTTTGCCATGGGCCGAAGACGTGTAGCCGAACTATTGAAGATGTACATCGAGACACCGATTCAGAAGTTCAAAGACGATGGAAAACCAAGCGAACAAGTTACCTAGCAAACTGGAGATGTAAATGCCTGATGAAATCCAAGCCCCGGCCCCGCAATCTGCGGCCATCCCGGCAAATGGAGCCGACTGGCGAGCCACGCTGGTTGGTGATGATGCGACCGCTTTTGAATCCCTGAAAGGATTCGAGGCCCCTACGGACTTCTTCAAGTCCTATCAAACTACAGCCGCGGAGCTGAAGGCGCTGAAGGAAACGCCGACGACCTTTGACTGGCGCAAGGAAATTGCTGGCGAAGATGAAAAAGCCGCAAAACTCCTGGAGCGCTATAGCTCGCCGAAGGATTTCGGTAAAGCGTACTTAGAAGCGCAGAACAAGATCCGAACTGGAGAACTGGCTAAGCCTTTACCCAAGAATGCCACGCCAGAGCAGATCACAGAATGGCGCGCGGCTAATGGCATCCCGGAGAAACCCGAGCAGTATTTCGAGAAGCTGCCAAACGGGCGGGTAATCGGCAAAGATGACTTGCCGCGGTTTACTGAGGTCGCAGCCAAGATCCATGCGGCCAATGCCTCTCCGGAGGTGATGAACAACCTTGTCGAGTGGTATTACGACATGGCCGACAAGGAAACTGCTGCGCTCTCGGAATCAGAGAAGCGCGATGCGCGGACTGCCGAGGATGCGCTGCGTGAGGCATGGGGAAATGATTTCCGCGCCAATGAGAATCATCTGAGCAATTACATGGAAGGATTACCCGAAGGGTTAAAGAACGCGTTCGGAGAAGGCTTCGGCCCCGATGGACGTAAGCTCATGCACAACCCGGAGTTCAAGCAATGGCTCTCTAACATTGCTCGCGAATTCAATCCTCTGGGTATGGTGACGCCGGGTGGGAATGAGTCCGCAATGGCCTCGCTGCATGATGAGATCGCCAAGCTCTCGGCGATGTCCGCCAAGAATCCGAAGGAATACTGGGGAACTAAGAATGAGGCCCGGCACAAGGAACTGATTACGCAGCGCGAGAAGCTCAAGCCTAGGATGGCTCAATAGTTCGTATCAATCAGTTATTGATTTTCGATAGATTTTGTGTATCGTAGTACTTGAGTCGAAAACCGGCCACCCCGTAAGGCCCCGGTAATCGATGTATCGCTACTCGCAAGGCCCCGCCTTGTTTGAACCTGGCCCCGCAAGGCCAACCCAGGTTTGAGCGCTCAGCGGCAATCCCAAGCGGAAGCACCCTAATGCTTTCATTTGGAGATCGTCATGAGCGAAAACGCTCCACAAATTCATTACCGCGATACATTCATCGCGGGTTTCGAGCAGCGACAGACTTTATTGCGTGAGTCCGTCACGACAGAAGCTGTCATCAAAGGCAATCAGGCCATCTTCCTGGTAGCTGATACTGGCGGTGCTACGGCAACTACGCGTGGTTTGAACGGCAGGATTTCCGGTCGCGCAGACAGCAACACGCAGAACACCTGCACGTTGGCCGAGTATCACGATAAACCGGAGAAGACAGGCTTCAACATTTTCGAGTCGCAGGGAAACCAGATTCAGATCATGCAGATTGGCACCATGGGTGTGCTGAACCGCACGATTGACTCTCTGATCCTGACGGAACTGGCGACTGCAACAGTTACCACCGGGGCAGCGGCTCCGCTCAACGTGGGTCTGTTTTCAAAGGCTCAGGCCACGCTGGGTGCCGCGAAAGTTCCGTGGGACGGAAATATCACGTTGATATGCTCTCCGGCCGCCCTCGGCGTGCTCCAGCTGGCGCCGGAATTTTCCAGCGCGGACTTCGTGGGCAGCAAACCAAACGTCGATGATCCGGCCTGGCGCGATAAGCCGCAGGCGTATCGATGGCGCAACGTGCTGATTATTCCGCATCCGGCTCTGGCTAACACCAGTTCACCGGCCTCGGAATATGCGTACATGTTCCACAAGAGTTCCATCGGTCATGCGACGGACTTGGCGGGAATCAAGATGTACACGGGCTACAACCAGGAAGAAGACTACTCCTACGCGCATGCCTTTGTCTACATGGGTTCAAAACTCCTGCAGAACGCAGGTGTGGTGAAGATTCCCCATGACGCCACTGGCCTTTACGGCTCTTAATAGGAGGATATTAAAATGGCTTATGCAACTACTCTTCCTCCGCGCAAGGTGTCCAGCGGGATCGGTAACGGTCCGAATATCTGGCACTACTCCAGCGCGGATGCGAAAGCGACCGTCGTTGGTGCGGCATACATCACTAATGCTGTGCAGCTGGGCATGAAAGTCGGCGACATGGTTTTCGTCTTCGATACCGCAACGCCTGGAGGTGCGCTGATGTGTGTTCTGACGTTCACCGCTAATGCGGCCAATCTTGGCTATGTAGCCGTGGCTTAAACATTCCTGACTGATATTTTCTTCAACCAACCAGAGGGCCAGCCTAAAAAACTGGCCCTTTTTTATTGGAGCTGCCTATGTCAATTGCGCAAAGCCCTCGATACAACACTGATTTTTTCTCCGCTCAGTACAAGAGCAATCGGTTCGTCTTTGAAGCTCCTTACGATTTATCGCTTGATGAAATGCTGAAGCCATCATTCTGGTCGCACGTCGCGAACCAACTTCACCAATGGGATGTGATCCAGATTCATCCCCAGGGCGCTGCGTACAAAGCTGAATTGGTGGTAGTTGAAGCAGGGCATCTATTCGCCAAGGTCGCCGTATATCGGATGGTGAAGCTTGAAGTGAAAGAGGATGATGCCAAAACGCTAGATATTGAGCAGATCGGAAACAAGTTCCGGGTGCGTCGTGGGCCGGATGTCATGAAAGACAATCTCGCCACGAAGAAGGATGCGGAACGCTGGATTGAGGATTACGCTGGACGGAAAGCTGCGTAATGCCGAGCAAGTTGTCGGTTTACAACTCTGCGTGTCTCGCGCTAGGGGAGCGAAAGCTATCCTCGCTTTCCGAGAACGTCGTGATGCGCCGGCGTCTCGATTCTGCTTGGGATGATGATTTCGTCGAAGCCTGCCTGTCCAGAGGACTTTGGAATCACGCGATCCGCGTGGTGCAGCTCGATTACTCTCCTTCTGTAGAGCCTGAATTTGGCTACCGGCGCGCATTCGATAAGCCAACGGACTGGGTGCGTACCGCGATTGTGGCCAATGATGAATATTTCAGGTCAGCCATTACGCGCTATGACGATACATCGGCGTACTGGTTTACTGACATAGACACGATCTATGTCAAGTACGTAAGCAACGATGTTGAGTACGGTCTTGATTATGCGAATTGGCCAGCGAATTTCAGTGAGTTTGTCGGCTACTCACTGGCCCTTAAAGTCGTAAAAGCCACTACCGGGAGCAACACGGACGAGGATGACTTAGAGGCCCGCGTCAAGCGCAAGCTCATTCGCGCCCGTTCAACCGACGCCATGGATGAGCCGACGCAGTTTCCCCCTAGGGGTTCGTGGGTGTCGGCGCGTTCTGGCAGTAGTCGAGATCGATAGTGCCGAAGGAAGTCAGGGCTATCCTTAGTTTGAACCGAGGGATTCTCTCCCGTCTCGCATTAGCCCGTATCGACCTTAGCCGTACTGCCATGGCGGCAGAGGTTATGACCAATTGGCGTCCTAGAGTTTTGGGATCGATGTCTATTCGACCAGGATCTCAATATCTTGGGACTACGCGCAGCAATCTGCTCTCGAAGACTTTCCCGTTTATCTACACTGACACGGACAGTGCGCGCCTAGAGGTGACGACGGGTAAGCTCAGGGTATGGGTAGATGACGCGTTGGTTACGCGCCCCGCAGTGACTGCGGTAGTGGCCAATAGCGCATTTACAAGCGATGTCACGAGTTGGACCGACAATGATGAATCCGGCGCGGCTTCAGCCTGGCAGGCAGGAGGCTATCTAGCGCTACTGGGGACCGGCAGCACCGCGGCGATCCGCGATCAGACCGTTACGGTCAACGAACCTAATACAGTCCATGCACTGCGCATTATCGTTCAGCGTGGGCCTGTCATCGTACGTATCGGCTCTACCAGCGGTGGAGATGAGTATGTTAGCGAGACGACGCTTGGGACAGGGCAGCATTCTCTAGCCTTTACGCCCACGGGTAACTTCTATATCCGGTTGATGAATCGCAGGCTTTTTACCTCTCTAGTGGATTCAGTGGCGATTGAGACGGCAGGTACGTTGGAGCTGGATGTTCCTTGGCTGGAAGCCGACCTTCCTAAGATTCGCATGCAGCAGGAATCCCAGTCGGCAGACGTGATCTATGCCGCTTGCTCAGGCTATCAGCAGCGAAAGATCGAACGCCGCTCAAATCAATCCTGGTCTGTGGTGCTGTATGAGCCTGAGAATGGTCCATTTCGTATTCAGAACACCAGTCCAATCACGCTCACTCCTTCTGCGATTAACGGCGACATTACCATTACTGCCAGCAAGCCGTTATTTAGGACGACTCACGTTGGGGCGTTATTCAAACTTCCATCAACTGGCCAGCTTGTTTCGGGATCTCTGTCCGGCGAGGATCAATTCACAAATACAATTCGGGTTACTGGTGTAGGGGCTCAACGTAGCTTTCAGATATCAATAGCAGGAACGTGGACCGCCACAGTTACCCTACAATACTCGGTTGGCGAACCTGGAAGCTGGGTTGATGTTGTAAGTTGGACGGCAAACGCAACCGGACCATACAACGATACTCTAGATAATCAGATCATTTTCTATCGCATAGGGATAAAGTCAGGAAATTACACTAGCGGAACATCGGTAGTGTCATTGAGTTTTGCTTCCGGAAGTATTACCGGAATTGCCAGAATCACCGCATGGACTAGTTCTACAGTAGTGAGTGCCGTAGTTCTCATTTCTATGGGAAATACGACCAGCACGAGCGACTGGTCAGAAGGGGCTTGGTCTGATCGTCGCGGCTGGCCATCAGCGGTTTGTCTCTATGAAGGCAGGCTATGGTGGGCTGGGCAGGATAAGATTTATGCCTCCATTGTCGATGCGTTCGAGGATTTTGACGAGGAATTCATTGGGGACGCCGGCCCGATCTCTCGGAGTATCGGTGAAGGTCCGATTCAAACGATCAATTGGCTGCTTCCTTTGAGTCGTCTCATGCTTGGAACGCTATCGAATTCTGCATCTATCCAGGCATTGAAGCTCGCTGGAAATAATGTTCTATCGGGCCGCTCCAGCAGCTTCGATGAGCCGCTTACGCCAACTAACTTTAACTTGAAAAATTCGGCCGCTCGCGCTGCATTCGTTCAGCGATCAGGCCAACGACTGATGCTAATCAGTCTGGACGTTAATGAAGGGGATTATAAGCCAGACGATATGACGACTGCGGTTCCTGATTTGTGCGAGGCGGGGATCACGCATATTGCGGTGTCGTACCAGCCCGATACGCGTATCTATTGCCGGCGTGCGGATGGAACCACGGCGCTGATGGTTATGGATAGCGCCGAAAACGTGGTTTGCTGGGTGGAGGAGGAAACTCTTGGGGAGATAGAAGACTACAGCGTTCTTCCGGGAACCTCTGAGGATCAAGTTTATCTGACGGTCAAACGAACGATCAATGGCGCGACAGTGCGCTATCACGAGAAGTTCTCGATGGAATCAGAATGCCATGGACAACCTTCTGCCTATCTCGCCGACGCGCACTATCGGTATTCAGGCGCAGCTACAACCACGATCACGGGACTTTCCCACCTTGAGGGCGAAGAGGTTGTGTGCTGGGGCTGGAACACCGTGACGCCCTTTACTGATGAGGATGGCAATGTCATTGGCCGTGACTTCGGGACGTTTACCGTAAGCGGGGGACAGATCACCGGGATTTCTGATGCCATCACGAATGCTTGCGTTGGTCTTGCATACACCGCAAGCTTCAAGAGCGCAAAACAGGCGTTTGCTGCTGCAATGGGTACGCCGCTTAATCAACCAAAGCGGATCGATCACTTAGGCCTTATCTTGGCAGACACTCATGCAAAAGGCGTGCGCTTCGGTCCTGATTTCGACCATTTGGATGACTTGCCGGACGATGAGGATGGACCAGTCGATCCCAATACTGTGCATCGATCGTACGATGAAAACATGCACCCGTTTGACGATGTGTGGAGCACCGATAGTCGTGTGTGTTTGGAGGGCGCCTCTCCGCGGCCGGCCACTGTTCTGGCATTCACCGTGGCCATGACAACGCACGGATGAAGCTCACATGGGGCTATGCTACTGCTCGCGATATTGACGCCTTCTATGAAGGTCGTCCGCGAGAGACTATCCGTGCTGTGGTGGTTCGCATGGACGAAGATCCTGTTTGCTTGATCGGGCTTGCGAAGGACTCTAATTACGACAAGGCTTTTTCTGAATACAAGCCTTCACTTGAGCCTTATTTGAAGTCAATAACCGTCATGCGGGCTATAAAACAATTCATGAAATGGGTTCAAGACTCTAAAGTTCCGGTCTACGCGATGTGCGTTACTACGAGCGGAATTTTGGACAAGCTCGGTTTTGTGCAGGTCGAAGGGGAACTGTACCAATGGCCACAGTGAGCGGAGCATAGCGCATGGCATGGCTTCAATATGCCGCCACGGCAATCAGCGCAGTCTCGTCTCTTAAGCAAGGTAATGCTGCAAATCAGCAGATGCAGCAGCAGGCGCTGCAAGACGAGGCGGACGCAAATTCAGCTCAGGCACAATCTCAGGAGGCAGCGGCCAATGAGCGCAAGAGAGCTAAAATTGTAAGGTCTCGCGCATTGTCGGTAGCTGGGGCTTCAGGTGCCGGGGTCAGCGATCCTACCGTGGTTGACATTCTGTCAGGCATTGATACCGAGGGGGAGGTCAGGGCTCTGAATGCGTTATACGAAGGAGATACACAAGCGGCCGGGTTAAGGTCGGCAGCGCAGATTCACCGCAATATGGGAAAAGCATCAAAGACGGCCGGATACCTAGATTCCGCTTCCAGTATTGCCGGCGGCATTGGAAAGTTCGCCCAGAACAATCCCAGCTTCTTTGCCAAGTATGGATAAACAATAGTGGCAAAAATTCCAGACGCAACAGCGCTCGGTGAGCGGCCGATTCCGCAAGCAAGATCGACTCGGATCGTCGATCAATCTTCCGCAATCTTAGGGCAAGCGACAGACCGACTGGCCGGGACGGTATCGAATATCGGCGAGCGTATTGTGCAGCAGCGCGCGCAGTACGATGTAGCTAATGCTAGAACTGGTCTACTCTCAGCTGATATCAATACGCGCAGTGAACTCGATAAAGATGACAACTGGCAAACCTATGAGCAGCGCTATACCGAGGCGATGACTAAGGCGCTGAGCGCGGTATCTGCCAACATCAAGAATGGTGCTGCAAGAGCCGCATTTGAGCAGGACGCGAAGCTTGATATCACCCGTGGAATGGGTCAGATCAGGGAAATGGCGCGCGCCAAGGAAGTCGATACTGGGCGTGCCGATTTAACCGCGTTGGGCGATACTAATCGCGCGCTATTTCTACAAGCGGCCGATGAGCCTACTCGTGCCGCGATTCTCAAGAATCAGCAAGCCGCACTCAGTGGGGCTACGGAGAAAGGCTATATATCGGAATCTGAGCGTGTCGCTCATTCGCGCGCTTGGGCAGAGAATGCGGCGGAAGGATGGGTATCAATGCAATCACCCTCCAAGCAACTTGACGTGCTGGCTAACCCCAAAGGAACTGTCGCTGACTATATACCAGCCGATAAGCGAGTAGAGATCGCCGATGCTGCGCAACGAAAACGGGTAGCTGATGAAAATATGCGCTATCAGCTAAATGAACGAGCGCAAAAGGCCTCTAGCGATGCCGCGTCAAAAGACGGAGATCGATTACTGGCTCAAGGTCAGATGACTTCCGGCTGGATAGAAAAAAACCGCAATCGTCTCGATCCGAGCGACTACCGTTATTTCTATAAAGCCATGTCCGGTGCTGGCGATGCACCGCGTAATCCGATGATCTATGCGGATTTGAGGGATCGTTCAGGTCGTGGTGAGGATGTCAGGGACGAGGCACGAAATGCACTGAAACTCGGCCAGATTGGCACAAGTGATTATGATCGCGTGGTAGGTGAGGTCGAGCAGGAACGCCCCGGTTGGTACAAGCGTGGCGTGGACTTTATCTCGACCAGTGCGGCGGTATCTCAACTTAACCCCTATCCTGCCGCAGCTCAGCGCAAAGCTGCGATGTTAGATGACTGGCAGACTTGGGGTAAACAGAATCCAAAGGCAACGGATGAGGAAGCGCAACAATCCTACAGGCGGCTTGTTTCTGAATACGCGCTTATCAACTATAACCAGTTAACGCTGGTCAAGCGTCAGCCTCAATTCCTAGTCGGAAATCGAACGACTCCTGATCTGCATGCTACAGCGGAAGCGACAGTCAACGCGTTTAGGGATGGCAGAATAAATCGCGCAGAATTCGACAAGCAAGCTGCCCTCATCAAGGAATGGGAAGACGCTTACCACCCAATACAGAAGCCTAAGCCAGCCAAATGACAGATCCCGCTAATAACGACCTATCTGCCGGATACATGGATCATCGTATTATGCTGGCTAGTGTGTCTGCTGGTGACGAACTGCTTTCCAGATTCGCGCCTTCTGCTGCGACTAAGGCAGAGACTCCTGGAGCTGCGGCGACTCCGGCAACATTGCCTAATCAAGTCGCAGATGCCGCGCTTTCAGACACGGGTTCTCAAGCTAGCATAGTTGGCCGTGTAGCAAAGGATGTCGGCATTGGCATGGTGGAGATCCCGCGTTCCGTAGTTAAGGGAGTGCGCGATGCCTATCAAAATACTATAGACGTTGCCAATGAATTTGGCGGATGGGTTGAAGACAAATTAAATCTTCCAGTTTTGCATGTAGGCTCTGATGGTATTAGCGTTCAAAGTCATGAAGAGGCTCTTAATTATCCGCGTTTGGCGGATAAGGCAAAACTTCCAGATATTAATGCTCCTAAAACTGTCACTGGCGGGATTATAAAAGGCATCACCCAGTTTCTGGTTGGCATGAAGGGCGCAGGAAAAGTGCTCGATGTTGCCGGGATACCGGAATCCGTTGGTGCTTTAGGATATAGCCGTTCTGCATTGCAGGGGTTCATAGCAAATTTTGCCGCGTTCGATTCGCATCAGCAGAGGCTATCGAATCTAGTTGAGAAATTTCCTGCCTTGCAGAATCCAGTAACGAAATTCCTATCGTCAACTCCTGGTGACAATGCCGCAGAAGGTCGATTCAAAAATGCTTTAGAAGGTCTCGGACTTGGCCTTATTACCGATGGATTTTTCAAGGGCGTTAAGCTGCTTCGGGATGCTTCTATCGCGAAGAAGGCTGCGCAGGGAGCGGATGAGGCGGCTTCGGCAGCCGAGATAGCAGCTAAGCCTCCTGAACTCCCGCCTGATGCGTTCAAAGACTTGGGCAGCGAAGCGCCGAATGCTCCGCTTGTTAAATTGCAAAGGTCTAATGCCACACTTACTGATGTTACCGACGCTATGGGAGCAGGTGGAGCGCCACAAACCGCAGCGTCTTCCGCGGCGGGGAGAGCATCCGAGCCGCAGAAGGCATTCATCAACTTTGCTCGTATTGACGCGCCGGAGGACGTGCAGCGTGTGATGCAGAAACTGGCTGATATTGGCTCACCTGCCAAAGATTCAGCTAAAGCCAGTGTACGTGGGTTCGAGCAGGTCAAACTCGATGCCGCACATCAGGACGCTTGGGACATCCTTGTAAATCGCAGGGCAGGACAGCCATTAGGTGATGCGGAATCCCTTGCGGCTCGTGAACTGTGGGCCGCCACAACCCAAAAGGTAACACAACTGGCAGAGGCGGCCGCAACTTCACCATCAGAAGCGAATCTCTTTGCCTTCCGCAAGATGCTCGATGTACATGACATGGTGCAGCGGGAAGTATTGGGTGCTCGCGCATCCACAGCGCGAGCTTTGGCATCTTGGCGCATCCCAGCCGGTGGACCGGCTGAGCGTATGCGAAATGTATCGGATGTCCTGAACGCTACGGGAGGATCTGAAGTTTCTCGCGAATTGGCGGCTCGCGTGGCTGCGTTAGGTAAGGCCGGCATGATTTCCGAGATGGGGGCGGTGGCTGAGAAAGGCGCTTATGCGACCTCTCGCGATGCGGTATTGGAAGCATGGATCAATGGCCTCTTATCGAATCCAACGACTCACGCCGCAAACACGATCAGCAACAGTTCGGTTGTTTTCTTGCGGATGGGAGAGCGCAAGGTTGCTTCCAAAATCTCCTCCTTGCTAGGCAGCGATGAAGGTGTTGCGGCTGGTGAAGCGACTTCACAATGGTTTGGCATGATGCAGGGATTGAAGGATAACTTTCGCTATTATGGAAAGCTTGGCCGAGCTTTCCTCAATGAGGATGTCGAAGGATTCCAAGCGGCGCGTGCCGAGAAGCCTGTACAGCAACTGGGTATTTCTGGGACTAAGCTAGAGCATCCTCCGTCTATTTCTAGCGATGCTTTCAATATCTCTAGCTCTAGTTGGCTGGGCCGAACTGCCGACTACGGCGGGATGGCGATTCGCACACCCGGCAAGGTATTACAACTCTCCGACGATTTTTTCAAGACGCTTGGCTATCGGATGGAAGTCTCAGCCCAAGCCTTACGGCAGGCTACATCAGAAGTCCATGCGGGAAATATCACGGAGGATGGATTAAAAAGTCGCGTGGCTGAATTGATTGCCAATCCTCCAGAGAACATCAGATTAGCCGCGATAGATTCCGCCACCTACCAAACTTTCACGAATGCTCCTGGTTTGTTGGCCCGATCTATCGGAAAACTCACGAATCACTATCCTGCGCTAAAAGTCATTCTGCCGTTCACTAGAACTCCCGCGAACATCATGAAGTTCACCTTTGAGCGCACTCCTTTGGCTCCATTGATGTCGCAAGTTCGGGCAAATATTGCAGCTGGAGGTGCTCGACGTGATCTCGCTCTGGCGCAAATCGCTGTCGGTACTGGCGCGATGATGACGTTTGCCGATATGACGATGAACGGCCAGGTGTCGGGGCGTGGCCCGGTCGAGAAAGGCCAAAAACAGGCGATGTCCCGCGAAGGATGGCAACCATATTCCATAAAACTTGGTGACCGTTGGGTGAGTTACAACCGCCTAGATCCGGTTGGCTCGCTTATTGGAATGTCAGCCGATGCGACAGAAATGCTGATGCAGGCGCAACATGATGCGCTGGATGATGCGGATACGGAAAAGCTGGCCGTGGCTGGTGCGCTGGCGTTCGCAGGAAACATCACGAACAAGACTTACCTGTCTGGCCTCTCAAGTGCAATTGAAGCCCTGAACGATCCACAGAGAGCCGCTGAATCTTGGACACAGCGCTTAGCTGGGTCGATTATTCCTTCTGGCGTTGCGCAGATCGAGCGACTGGATGATCCGACAGTCAGGGAAGTATATTCCATGATGGACGCTATCCGCGCCAGAACGCCTGGATTATCCGACTCTCTCGCGCCGAGATTAGATATGTGGGGCGATCCTTTGAAAACTGATAGCGGCCTCGGTAAACCATTCGATGCGATATCGCCAGTCTCGACTCGCAACCCTACTCCGGAACCTATCGACAAAGAGATTGAGCGGATCGACTCGAATGTCGCCATGCCGTCGCGCCGAACTTCTTTCAATGGCGCAACCATTGACTTGTCACAGTATCCTAAAGCCTATTCGCGTTACGTTGAATTGGCTGGCAATGAGCTGAAGCATCCTGCCTGGGGTCTTGGGGCTAAGGATTTACTGAATAAGATCGTTACAGATCAGCATCCACTGTCTGCTATCTACAACCTAAAATCAGATGGGCCGGAAGGCGGAAAAGATTTATTCATTCGCGACATCGTGAATCAGTATCGCGAAATGGCGCGACGTCAGTTGCTCACTGAATTCCCTGATCTCAATCGCAAGGTTGAAGAAATTCAGGCGCATCAGCGCGAATTAAAGATGCCTGTTCTGAACTGAATTATTAGCAAGACTCTACCGAACCACCCTTTGAGGTGGTTTTTTTATTCCTGGAGATTACTGAATGCCAAGCACCGCAACCGATAGGTTGAACGGGTTAACGACCTCGCTTGCCGTAAAACCGCCGTGCCGGGTTGCCACCACGGCCAACATCACGCTGTCCGGATTGCAGACCATCAACGGCGTAGCGCTGGCCGAAGATGATCGCGTGCTTGTCTGGCAGCAGACCAGCCAGTCTGAGAACGGAATCTATATCGCAAGTACCAGCGACTGGACGCGTGCAAAAGACTTCGATGGCAACCGAGATGTTGTGCAGGGCACGCGTGTACTGGTCGCCATGCCAAATTCCATGCATGCAGAAGAGTACGAAGTCACAACGGCCAACCCGATCACCATCGATACCACCAGTATCACGTTCGCTCTGCGATATGGGGCGAATGCGACGTACGACCGCACCGCCGCCGAGATCGCCGCCGGGGTGACGCCGACGGATTATGCAATACCCAGCGATGCGATTGGCGGAGTTATTGTGGATCGTTATGGGACAAACATAACTCCTGGATCAACGTCTATGTTCGCGCCTATCAGAAATGCGATGAAAATTGCATATACAGGTAGCAGCGTGTCAGGGATAGGAGATCATTCCAGAGTTGAATTCTTGCGTAATATATATCGCATTGATTCAGATACTGTATTTAATGATAGTGGTGGCTTGAATCGCGGAATGGTGTTTCGCGGACAAGGAATGAATTCAACTAAATTAAGACTGATTACAGGTGGGTCCGCTAAATATTTCTATAAGAATAACTTAGCCGGAACTCAGCAATATATTTTCATAACATTTGAAGACTTAATGTTTACTACGGATAGTAACTCTAATGGCAATGGATTTTATATGCAGGCAGATCAGGGATTCAGATTTTCCCGATGCCATTTTCAGGGTATGGCTAGAATGCTAGAAGGAAATGGCAATTTGAACGGCTCTGAGCATAAGTTCTATGCGTGCAAGATTACTGATGTTTATGATCGCGTGATTAGTTTTGATAATGAACAGATGCTCAATATTGAGTTACATGGTTGCGATGTTGAAACTATATATGGACATATTTTTTATATCGATGATGGTGGTGGAGGAGCACTCTCCGTATTTGGTGGCTCATACATAATGGATGACGGCGGATCACCGCATTACCTCTTATATATTCATGGAGCTGGTACAGGAGGAAACAACAATAGGTTTACCTTTAATGGTATTCAGACAGAACTGCATAGCACCAATAACGCCTTGGTCTATAAGGGTACTTCAAGTACGGCAGCATTAATTACATTCAATGACTGCAATCTAACGAGTACACAAGGAGGTGTTAGGAATCTCGTGGATATCACTGGAGGCCGAGTTACCTTTAATCGTTGCAATATGCCAGCAGCAGATACATATCTGATACGCACGGGAGAAGACGGTGTTTCCTCTGAACGTCATGGTGATCCTGGCTCAATAATATTTGATGAATGCAATGTCCCTTCTGGTCTGTCATATCTAATTACGACCGGAAATTATGGTTTTGCTTCTGCGCGCGATTGTTTTAACAATGACTATACGCCGGGAACAAATACCAATATCAAGGAAGCAATGGATTTTGATCTTAATTGGCAGAACGGCGGTCGTGCAAGCAACTTTCCAGGATTAAAAACAGTTTGCTTTAAAAATGAACTTGGAAATTGGCCATATACTGGAGATAGTGATGATAACGATTGGACGGTTCTGCTGCCAAAGAATGCATTAATTAAAAATATATATGTTTACCGCCCTGCAAATGCAGGTGGTGGTGCCGGAAATATTCAATTGGCAGTCGGTAATGGAGATAAGACTACGACCTATGCAAGTAGCACATTGGCCGCCGGTACTTCTGCCCATGTAATTACTATCGAAAAGACAATTGATAGTTTGATTGCTGGTGGCGCAACAAGTCCCAATAACAAAGTCAGGATATGGGGATCGACAAAAAATAGTTCTGTCATAAGCGGCGGGTATTCAATAGTCCAATATTATTGATGCCTGGTATTACAGCGCATTTGGCATGTCTCACAGCTGGCACGGTAGAAGGTCATTAATCTCATGAACATTTCTGGAGGCAATGATGCCATCCAACACCGAGCCGTATGAGCAGTTAATTAGCCAGGAAGAAGCAGAGCTTGCGAATCGCCTTCGTAAGCAGCGCGAGCGCCACAATAAGCAGCGTTATAGCCGTAGCGATAAGAAATCCTCGAAGAATTGGCCAGAAAGTCCACCGTGCGACTATGCACCAGAATTCCCTGATCCGTCCCATGGAGCGCCCTTTGTGAAGCGTTTTATCGAGTTTCTACTTAGTACATCAGACCCATGGCGACTTGCAATAGGCTGTGCAGTCATCTTTATGATGCTGAACACCGGAGCCAGTCGCGGTTGGATAAGCATACCGGGATTGCCGCCGCTTGCCGAGGCCGCAAGTGTGACGGAAGTCCGGTCAGATCAGTTGGATGGGCAGATCGAGAGCACAGTTCGCGAACATTGTTCGGCCAATACCAGTAAGGCCAAGACCTATTACTGGAGTAAGTTGAATGATCTATCCGACAAGTTCCAGAAGGCCACTAAAAAACAAGCCAAGATTCCCACCTGCAAGGACTTAGGCGTGTTGGAAGTCGTGGTGAATGAGCCCTGAATTCTGGCTCGGCGTCGCCGGCATAGTCGTGACGCTGACTCTCGCTATAGGCGGCGGACTGATCGCTCATGTGCGTCATGACGAGCGGCGCGAATCGCGACTGACGCAGGTAGAGCGTGAGATCGGCGATCACGATTCTGGGATACGCGGCGAGTTACACAAGCAGGTCAATTTGCTCAGCCGATTGCGCGCCGTGGTCTACTTTATTGGGCGAGCGCTCAAGCTCGATGTTATGAAAGATTTGGACGATGACAAATGACGCCAAACCTGAAGGCGTTCTTGCATATGCTCGCGGTCAGTGAGGGAACCGCATCTATTGGCGACAGCGGCTATAACTGTCTCGTCGGTAGCCATGCATCCATGCCGATCCTTTTCGGTAATTACTCGGATCACCCGAGAGTCCGCATCCAGCTCCGCGCCGATGACAAGAAGACGCCACAGAATGAGGAATTGACTTCAACCGCTGCCGGTCGATATCAAATCCTTGCTCGCTATTTCGATGCTTATAAGGCGCAGCTTCATCTTCCAGGATTCGGCCCAGCGGCACAGGATTCAATTGCGATACAGATGATTCTGGAACAGAAGGCCCTGCCTGATATTGAGGCTGGACGGTTCGATATCGCTGTCGAGAAGTGCAAGAACATATGGGCCAGTTTGCCTGGAGCAGGATACTCACAGCATGAAAATAAATTGGTAGATCTGCGTACCGCCTATGTCAATGCTGGCGGTTCGCTTGCTTAATTTTGTTTGTTAAATAGGAGATAATATGAACGACGAAACCCCGAAACCGAAACTCGATCTTAAACCCTCCACCTCGACTGTAGGCAGTGCCGTAGGGGGCATGGCTGCAACGGTCCTTATTCTGCTATTGCAGAAATTCAAGGTCGATATCGATGCCGTTTCGGCCGCCAGCATCGGTGGCGGTATGGCGGCTCTATTGGGTTGGTTTTTTACCGGCGGCAGGGCGAGCGATACGGAGTGAATATGAAAACCATTCGACCCCTTAACCATGCCTTCCTGGCGCTTCTGCTACTGGCCTTGGCCGGCTGCCAGACCAATCCAGTAAGCGAAGCAAAATCACCGGAACAGCGCGCCTATGCTATCGCCGGAACCTACGCCATCAGCCAGTCCCGCGTGCTCGACATCCTGGCCCAGCCGCAGACTTCCGACGCGCTGAAGTCCGCGCTGAAACAGGCTGATGCCACAGCAAGCCCGGTTGTCTTGCAGCTGATCGACGCGACCAAGTTGTATGCAAACGTCAAGGCCGAACTGGCCGGTACGGAAGGCGACGCCCGCTTAGAAACAGCCGCAGCCAACCTCGAAACATGGCTGACTCGCGCCAAGCCTCTCGTCGATAACCTAATCGCCACCCTGGAGCATTGATATGAGCACGACCGTACAAGGCTGGACCGACTTTATCGCCGCTCTGGCGGCCTCTGCGGCCAATCCTGCGCTCGGAGTGGTCAATCCTGCCGTCGCAGCTTATCTCACGCTGGCAGCCTCCCTGGGCAAGCTGGTGACGGCTACGGATGCAGACCTGAAAGCATTGGCCGATGAGATCAAGGCAATGAATGCCGAAGGACGGGAGCCGACGGATACGGAGTTCGATTCGCTGGCTTCACGCATTCAGGCGAACAGCGCGGCGATTGCTGGCAGTTAAGTCATCCCACCGGCGGGATTTCTAAGCTTCGCCTCCCGTATTTCCTCCCTATCGACAGCAACCTCCTTGGGCGCTAACACACCTATCCTGACCTGCCCGCCTTGGATTCCAACCACTGTAACGGCCACATCGTTTCCGATCATGATCGTTTCTCCCGCCCGACGCGTCAAAATCAACATCGCGATCTCCTTCCTATGTGAGTTCGATTCGATAATCCTGCCAGCTCAATAGATCATTGCGTCTGCGCAGTTCGGGCCTATTATTAGGACGGACACTCGACAGGCCTACTCAATTGATGTTCCCATCTATTATAAAATATATGGGGTTATGTTCCGCTATCAGTGCTTCGATCTAAGCCACAAGTCCCAAGCCTTACGCTCGTGAACTCCGCCGAGCACATACCCACCCAAGAAACACGCAGCTGGGATCGCTGCCAGTAGCCAAATCATCGACGCTCTCCTCGACGCTCAACAGTTCGAATTGCATCCGCCACGATCTCATCAAGCATGGCCTTCATTTCGGCCGATACGGGCTTGTCGTCGAACCACATGCGCGAGATTCTATACAGGCTGTTGCGGTCGCCTGCGCGGCACCATGGGCACGGACAAGGCGCTTGCTCAATATGCGGGTTCATGTAGGGTCCGCTCCGGTTCTCGCAGGTAACTCTCCGAGTGCTTCAAGACAGGTGCGGGCGTTAAAGCTCTTTCCCCACTGGGGCCGACATATCATCAGCGCCCTGCGAAGACCGGCGATTTCACCTTTTAGGCGCTCAATCTCAGGCTCTGCTGCCGGTTCGTCAGCGAGTACTTCCACTTCGATGGCCGGCAAGTAGGCATTGTCAATTTCCGCTCTGCGTCGCTCGCATGCGATAGCGAGCTTGCGCACTCCATCCAGTTCAGCTTCTGTAAGATCGAGTTCGACCTCGCTAGAGCCATCTGCTGTAATGCTAATGCGCGTTTTTGTCATGAGTGCTCCTGCGGCAGGACTATTCGAGAACCTGCTTTTACAAATCGATCTCGCTCCCATGTTCCAGTCTTCAGGAAATCAAGCAGGGTTCGCCAGATCGATTTTCCTTCAACCGCTCGCTTTAAACTTCGGTACGGATGCTGAATAGAGCCGTCCTCAATAAGATCGGCCTTGTCATGCAGGGGGTCAACATACCTCGTGGCGTATTCTGAATGGTCGTTTGTCATCAGCGCCACTCCGATAGCTTTTTGAATAACTTCTGCGACATGGATTTAATCGGCCGCCAGCCCATCACGTTGAAACAATTGCCGGCGGGCGTCAGCTCCATAGCCTTATCAAGGGAACGATAGGGATGCTCATAAGTGCCGTCCTCAATCGTGTCCTTTGGATTGTGCGTAGGATTAACCCAAACGTGCTTGTAGTCTGCGTATGGGTTCTGGTCCGGGGCGATTTCATTTGTCATAGGCATGTCTCTCGGATAATCCTGTGGCGTCGGTCCATATGGGCACTGCATTCCTTCCTGCGGTTGGCAGTGGCATTGACCTTTCGTATGCGGGCAGATGCTCATTTCACTTTATCCCACGGCTCCCAATTACCACTCTTCATAAGTTCCTGAGCGCGGCGGTAGAGGGCCTCCAGCAATCGGAAATGCTTGCGATAATCATCAGGCCCGCACCAATGCGGACAGCCTATATTTAGTTCCGAGCAGCCATCCCACTTAATATAGCCGGTGAGATATGGCTCGGCTTCTTCCATGACATAAACGGCATCTGGGCTATAACTCGAATCTTTCCGATTGAAGAACTTTGGCCCGTCAGTGCCATCCTCGTTGACATCATTGCCAATATATTCGAATGCCTCGACGTCAGCCCAGTGAGGCAAGTAACTCCAACGGACACGGAAGCCAAAACCCGTATTGGCGAGCATATCTTCAATCAGTTCTGTTTTTGACTCGGTCAAACTGAGTTATCCGGTGATCCATAGATTCAGAAAGTCACGGAGCGCGCGGGCCGTTTCCATGTCAACGCTTATCTCGCACTTTCTCCCAAATCCAGTCTCGCTATCGCCAGCAAAAGGCTCGTCAACGATGACCCGAAGGCCGCCGTTCGTTGCGATTACTTCTAATTCATCGCTTGTACTGCTAATGCCATCAGCATGAAACTTGGCGTCGTCGATTCTGACCGTCATGCGTCACCGTTTTGGTTATCCGGCTCCAATGCTAATGCTATCAGTGCCGACACCGCCTTTTCGAGTTCTCGCGCCTTATCACCCCTGAGCGTGATACTTTTTGACCGCTCGACCTTGCCATCGAAGGCGCGGATCATATCGACCGTGACGACGGGGATGTAGGGCTTAGCCATAGGCGTCTCCTGGCTGTTGCAGAGAAGAGTCCTTCCATTTCCCCAGCATAACGTCCCTGCTATACGCTTGAAGCAGCCCGCGCAACCCGCACTCAGCGACGCCAATTATCCCGTCATATGGGCGCTCGCCTTCTGGGCGACTGCGCAGGTAGGCGCAGACATCCTCGATTTGATCGTTTGTCATTTGATCTCCTGAACCGCCGATACCTGAGGAGCGAGTATGTACCGCTTTACGACGACGCGACATTTGCTCTCATGATATGGATAATCCACGGTCGTCTTTGTCGCTGGCTGTACGAAGTATTCTGAACGCAGCCAAAGTTCTTTGTGCGTCATGGCTCTGTTGTCACGGTTGACCCGGAGCCTTCCGTCGAAAGTGACTTCCTCCGACGTCGATATTCTCGGTTCCGGGCGTTATGGAATTCTCGGTTCTCATGGTACTTCCGGCGTTGACGTTCGCGCTGGCACGCTCTGCAAGCCCGCAGTCCGAACGAGGGGCCTGGAGTTTTAATGTAGTAGGTGTTGGCGTCGTTGAACTCGTGACCATTCTTGCAATGCGTCAGGTTCGCGTAGTAGTACCTGCCCTTTGCTCGACATTCAGACATGTTGTCGAGGTGGGTTCCTAGTCGAAGATGCGCAGGGTTGCAGCAAGGCGGATTATCACACGCATGCATAACGACCATTCCCTTCGGAATCGGCCCCTTATGAAGGGCGTACGATAGACGATGCGTTCGCCAATTCTTACCACGATAGGACATCTCTCCATAGTTCCGCGGCGGCTTATGAACGAAGCCGGTATAAAGCCAGCAGCCATTCGGCTGCGTTATGCATAGCGCTTTGAGCCGTTCGATATATTCCGCGTCCGTCACTCTATCGCTCAGCTTAGGCCGGGGTCCGGTGCGACCAGTGCGCCGGCACAGATAAGGAGGCTGGCCCGTTGGGCCGTACTTCTCTCGCCTCTTTTCCCATCCTTTGAGCCTGGCCTCACTTGTCATGACGCGCCTCTGCGCTGAGAGAGTGCCGCTTCGCCAGTTCAATGGCATCGCGTCGCGAAATTGATGTGGTGCCGTTGGGGCTCACATCTATTTTCGTCCCGCGCCTGAATAGACGATCCCAAAGCGAGCGGCGCAATGGCGTCCTCCAGCGGTCGCCCTCGGTGAGCTTCAGCCATTCTTGTGCCAAGGCCTTAACGTGCCACGGCTCAATGGGGCGCTCCCCATAAACACTCACACCACAGCAGCCTTTGGCGAGAATCTCCGCAGCTTCTTCAAGCGTCATACGTCACCGTTTCCATTGTCAGTTGGTTGGCACATGGAACTGTCCTATGGCGGCGACCACGCCCTGAAGTACAACAACTGCGTCACCCTTGCCCAGATCGTGAGCCATCGCCCCGGCCGCAGAGGCAAGAAATCCCGCCCAGATACGCGCCTTCTGCGTATGGGTCAGTTCCAGATTTCCGCTAGCCGTATCAGTGAAGACCTGCTCGACGACATTCCACATTTCCTGACCGAACCGCACCTGCTCATCCATTGCCGTCACCCGTCGCACTACGTGCGAAGTACGCGCGCATGGCTTTTCGACCCGCTCGGAGGGCCGAGACTTGTGCCGACCAGCCCATAAGATCCTCGTTGTCGCCGCGATAGCAGAAACCGTGGACTGTATCGAGCTGCCAGTGCCACCGCTCCACGTGTCCGCTCCGTGACCTGTGAGTGACTAGATAGGCGTGCAGATTCTTGATGTCAGTTGCCATGCTAACCCCCGTCTCTAAACTGTTGCCGCGCCGGCCAGAACCTTGATCTTCCAGCGTAGCCAGCTCTGCACCTTCTTCCAGCGTTCCTGCGGCGTAGCTGTTGGTGGCACCGAATCGTTCACCGCGGCAACTTCGTCGATCAGGCTGGAGTTGAGGGTTGCACCTGGGTTGTCGGTCCAGAACGCACCAATGGCGCAATGGTGGCCCCGGTTATCGTGCAGCCTCCCGTGGATCAACGTGCGCCGGCGAGCCACGGAATCCCTAATCAGGAACAGCGCCGTGTCGTCTGGAAGGGCAGGCGAAGTTGAGGTTTTGCATTCAGGGCGTAGCTTGGTCATTTCGCCTCCGTTGTAGATGCTGTTGGTTTAAGAGTGAACGGCTCCGGCACCTCTACCCACCGCCCGCCGGGCACGCTCCAGTCAATCCGGTACAGCACGCCGTCGTCATCGCGCGCGTTCATGTTGCGGAAGACCTCGGGTATCCAGTCGAGGGGAGGACGCGGCTCGATGTCGGCGGCGCTCATGGATGGCCACCGGAGGATGTATCCGGGCGCTCCCCGACGCAGGGCAGGCATTCGCCGCCTTGCTCTGGCTTGATCCAGCCGCCGCAGCTTATGCAGCTAGGTAGGGCACCGCGGCGAATACGGACGTTCTCCGTGCGCAGAAAATTAATTGTCGTTTCGGCCTCCGCAATCCTGGCTTCCAACTGCGCGACCAACTGGCTGACCGGATCAGTCTCGTCAGAGACAGCATCCAAGACCTTGCCGATGAATTTACTGCCACCTAATTTGCGGTACTTCTTGCGTTGATCGAGGGTTAGGCGGCCCATGAAGCATGACACCGTCTTCATATCCGCACCTCCGCTGTGGAATCAGCCGGTGGGCCGAGGACACCTATATAAGGTGTGCAACATTTGTGCGTCTGGTAGGCTCCATTACCGTCTTTTAGAGTGTATGTGACGATCCTAAGTCTTTGATTTAACTGGAGTGGATGGCGTTCGCAATGCGAAGGTCGGGAGTTCGATCCTCCTCCGCTCCACCAATTATTCACTACGTTTACCGGCATTTGCGTTACTTTCGCTTTCTCGCCTTCGATCTCGACTGTGCTACAAGTGTGCCCACCTTTTCGGCCGCTGTGGCTAAATGATCGGGTGCCAGGTGCGCGTAACGCAGCACCATCGCATAGCTTTTCCATCCGCCGTACTCCATCAGTTCTTGCAGCGTCACGCCGCTCTGTACGAGCCAGGACGCGCCCGTGTGCCTCAAGTCGTGCCATCGGCACGGCGCAACCTTCGCCCGTATAACGGCTTCCTGGAAGGCCAGCGTGTTGCAGTCGTCGACCTTCCGGCCGTTCCACTGAAAGACATGCGTCCCTTCGGGGTTGAGCGTCTTTAACTCGCGCAGAATCCTCACCGACTCCCTCGACAACGGAAGGCCATGTGACCGCTTGCCCTTCATCTGCGTTCCAGGAATCCACAGCCGGCGCTGTCGCAGGTCGATGCGGTCCCATGTAAGACTCAGCATCGAGCGCATGCGCAGCAGGGACGACACGGCGAAGCGCGCCGCCAACCGCAGGTGCTTGGTCGATAGTTCGTTGTGCAACCGGCCAAACTCGTCCTGGGTCAGCCACCGCGGTTCCGGTGGAGGCGGACGGAACATCGGCACCTTGGGCGCATACTCCAGATATCTCCACTCGTCGGCGGCCATCTTCAGAATGGCGCGTATCACCGCCATGAAGCGGTCCACGGTCGCCTGACTCTTCCCCTCGTCCAGCGCAATCTTCCGAAGCTCCTCGATTGCATCCCGGTCGATAGCCGATAGCGGCTCCTCGTCCAGGTGTGGTGCAAACCACCTCAAGATGTCCCTCTCGCGACGACCGATCGATTGGGCGCATTCGGTCAACCATCGCTGCGAGACTTCCTTCCATGTAACTGCACCACGGTCGCCGAGCTTATTGAGGCGCCAGATTCGTTCGCGCAGACGGTGCTCGAACTCTTCCGCCTCTGCTCGGTCAGACGTGCCCGTCGAGCGGCGAGTCTTGCGGCCAATCCGGACGTGCCAATGGGCAGACCCGGAACGCTTGTAGAGCGGCATTTTGAATCAATCCATTCTTGTAGTAATTGTTCCGAGAATACCCAGGATCGGCCAACCTTCGTAGCGGGCACTTCGTGTTCGCGAGCGAGCTTGCGCGCGGTGTTTGGATGGCACTTCATGCGCTGCGCAGCTTCAACGATATCCAACGTGCTCATGCTATACTTCCAATGCGTCGACTCTCTCTACGCCTCTTCGATATACGCGCATCGTCATGGCCAAGGTGGTATGGCCTAACAAGCGCATTGCGATTTCTGGAGTCTTGCATTTTGTGGCGGCCAAGGCGCGGATATCGTGGTAATGGAAATTTTCTCCGCCGATACTCATCCAAAGACGCATGCATCTTTGCCAGCCGGCCCTGAAGCCTTCCGAAGTATAGCGACGTCCTTTCTTTGTTGGGAGTATGAATTCGCTCCCCTGGTGTCCACCATTCTTCAGCATCCAGCACTCGTCCAAAACTTTCTCCAGCTTCGGCGTGACACGGATAGCCAGCCGCTTTCTGGTCTTTGATTGATAGATGTTCAGCTCGGTAATAGTGATCTTCTTTCCGGGATTCTCCGGATCGTCGATCTCCACTTCCCGTAGGTCCGACCACCGAAAGCTCAGGATGTCGCCTTGTCGCTGGCCCGTGTATAGCGCCAGCCGCATAGCTAGGCGAACACGTGTTTGCGCCATAGCCGCTAGTTGCTCGAACTCCTCGTCCTTGATTAACCGATCCCGTGGAAAGCTCTTCGGCCTCTTTACGTCCCGTAGGGGATTGGCCCGAATCCAAAACCAGAATGAGACAGCTTGGGTGAAGGCGGCCGATAGGACGGCTAGTTGCCGAACCTTTTGTATTCGTCCGCGGATTTTTCCGTTGTTGTGAAGGAACGCCGCGAAGTCCTTTGGGACCATTTCGTCGGCTACGTAGTGCCCGAATATCTGTCGGAGCGTAGCCAGATGCCGCACGTAGTCCTTGCGAGTTCTTGGGGCAAGCTGAGGAAGGCAGTCTACCTTGTATCGGTCGAGAATGTCCGCGACCGTCGGAGCGTTGTTTGTTTGCACGCTCACTATTGTCTTCACACAGAAGAACTACGCAAGCAAACCGATTTGAACCTGAGTTACCGCAAGTCGTTGTTTTCTTATGAACAGTCCGTCGCACACCTGCTACCACATGCTGAAATATTTTTGCATGCATTAGATATGACTCCCCGGAACCTGCTCAATACGGACTCCGATTGGAGCAAGCAACAAAGCGCACTGCTCGACGAGTTCTATCGTTGCGGGCCATCGCATCGTGAACCACTCACTAGCGAATCGATTACCTGGATCTTCATACCCAGCTTTCCGAAGCGCCCGATGGACAAAAAACTCTAGCGCCATACTTCCGCCCAAGTCTCCGCACGAGTGTATATTCCAGCATGTTTTCAGACTGATGCTGTCGTCCTTCTTTTCCCTTCTTAGCTGGCTGGCTCTAGCATGAGGTGAAAAAGCCAGCCCAACTTTTGAGAGTTGCTTTTTCCCGGACCACATTACGTAGATGCTATCTGTGCTCATCTGTTCAATTCTCAGATATCCATCACTTCACGAATGGCCGCATCGCTCGGAGATAATCCCCCGGCGTAGTGAGCCACCGAAGCTTCATAGAACTCACCACGGAACCGCATGGCCTGGCGCTCGGGCATTCCGCACTCGATGAGTGTCTTTTCAAACTCCACTAGCCATGTAGTGAATTTGTGGTTGTCGAAACTCATTTGGCGTCACCGTCCTTGCCCACCGGTTGCCATGCCTGCCACTTCGCCACGGCCTTTTGGTGCCACTCATCGGAGGCGTAGTCCTTCCGATCAGGTGGCGCCAACTGCTTTTCAACCCATGCACGGACACGCGTCCATCGCTTCTCCGGTGTTTCTTTGTGGCTTCCGCAGTCGTCGTTTATGTAGACGATCTCACGTGCGAGCTGCTCGGCAACGTTGAATGCTGCGGCCACTTCCTCCGGCTCGTCGGGATCAATGTTTGTCATGTCGATGCCACGGTGGACACCAACCGCACCCAGTGCGCAGACCGCGCCCTCTGCAATTAGCTCATGCGCGATCAAACACTTCTGCGGCATAGCGTCTAACGCTGCCAAGAGGTCGCGTAGCAGTGCCTGCCCGCGTTGCCCGCGCATTGCACTCGTTACCTGTCCGCGCCAGCGTCCCATGGCTAAGTCGTCCAGATCGTCTACATATCCTGATCTACTCATGAGGTACTTCCTCGCTCGGCGGTTAGTCTTCGTCATCTTCAGCAGCCATCCGGCCGTCTCGATAGCCCTTGAAGTAGCACCACACACTGACGCATATCGTCGCTGCTAATATCACCAAATCCCAAACGATCATTCCGCTCTCCCGTTCTCGGCTGGCACATCGCAGTTAGGACACCCGGCATATGGGACAAGGTCTTTCCCGCATTTACACTTGAGAGGCACCGTCGCTTTCTCAGGAGGTGCCGCCGTCACTAAATCCGGCCATTCCATTTTTTGAGAAGCGCAGTCCGGGTGGTGCCCCATATGCATTGGATATAGGTCCGGACAAGTGCAGTAAGGTTCTGGCGCTTTCACGGAGAAGTAGCAGTCCTGACACTCAGGATCGACGTTAGGGCCATGCTTCGGGCACAAAGGTACGTCGAACGCTTTCTCAGGCGGCCCGTCCAGCACTCTTCCAGAAAATAGCGCCGCACTCATGCCTTGAGGAATTGAGTCGTCCCGAATCAGCTCAAGCGCGCGTTCATAATCTTTCATCGCCAAATGTGAAACGCAGGGGTCTGACTCGTCGGACGTCTCGTCAGCGGGGCGGAGTGCGCCACGCATAACATCAAGCCCAGCTTCGTAACCGGCGGCGAACGCATCGAATGCAAGCCACTGCCGTCGCTGCGGGTCTCCTTGCTTGGTCTGCTCGCGCCACCAATGGTCATACAAGGCGCGCACGCTGACGTTGCGGACAAAATCGACGCCATGATTTGAGGTGGGAGAAGTTTGGGCGACAGACATCTTTTCGCGTATGCGAGCATACTGACAATAATTGCAGGGACACCGCTCCCACCCATTAATAAGGCCGCGCGCCGGGTATCCGAATTGGCGGTCGGCGATCTCCAGCGCCTGGCTCATAAGATCTGTAGAGAGCGTGGCTTCAGGCGAGGTCATCATCAGCCTCCCAATAGGACATTTCATCGTCCGCGCAATGCTCTGGATCGTCTTCAATGTTGTAGCCGTTTGGGCCTAATCCGCAGGCATCAAAGCAGGCCGCTGCGCTTTCCTCATCCACTCCAGCCGCTACCATGCGGGCGATATACAGCCGTCGCCATGCAGCCTCTCGGTCTTGCAGCGTTGGCATGGGCGGGAAATCGGTGCAGATGACGGACGGGCTATCGTCTGCCGGATCGTTAGTCATGATTGCACCAGCCTGCGAGCTGCGCCCCACGCTTTTGGCTTGCGCCGGTCATACTCTTCCGCCATGGCGGCCATCTCTTGCGTACTGCCAGCCTCCCAACCGTCAAGGCGATCTTTCAGGTCTTTGCATTCGACCAATTCGCGCACGATGCCGAGAAGGTGCTCGACCTGAGCGTAAAGAGATCGGACCGTTACGTCGTAAAGCTTCTGCGCCCCGCAAGTCGTACACTTAAACGGTTGAACGAACTCGTTACGGCAGTCCGGGCATTTATGTAAGCTCGTTTCAGTGGGGAGCGGAGCATTCATGCGGCAATCCTCCGCTCGATCGCGGCATCAACGGCCACAATTCTTTGTCCGATCCAACGCATAACCGGCACGGCCATTGAGTTTCCCAGCGCCTTGTACCGTGGCGAATCTTTCGCTGGTTTTCCGTTGTATGGCACGAGCGTGTAATCGTCTGGAAATCCCTGGAGACGTTCGCATTCGCGAGGGGTGAGGCGTCGCACATGGCGCGTCACTAAGGTTGGCGGGCGAGCTCCGGCTGCCAGCGGATGACATGGGTCACCAGACTTGGGCTGGCTGCGATTCGTGGCGCTCGTGATTTGCGTCTCGTCGAAAACGAGGTTGGTGTCATCTTCGCGCCGGCGGCCGGCATGGCGACTGTTGGCACCGTTGCCGGCCGACAGAGGCGCGGCAACAGCTACGAGCGGGGTTCCTCGACCGGTGCCATCTTCACTGGCATCAAAGCCATCAGCACGCAAAGAGTGCGCTATGAGGGTATCGCTGTCGTCACGGTGGCTCAGATTCGCCTTGGCCAGCAGCGGATTCGCGATGGGTTTCCCAGTCCATGCGTCCTGTCCGGAGACTCCGCGAGCGGCGTGCGCGTCAAGGGTGCCCGCTATGAGGTTGTTTCCGTGAGCCTCTCTGTGTTCACCACCTCGATCAACGCGGCATGTAAGCGGGAGGGCAACGTCTTGCCCCGCTTCTCTGCTCGGCGCAAGATCCCCGCGCAGGCTCGCGCGCTCAAAAAGTACCGCTGCGGCACTGGGCCATCCTCTAGAACTTGCGACAACGAACACACGCTCGCGTCGCTGTGCCAGGTTGAAGTATTGAGCGTCAAGGCTTCTGTAGGCCCACCCATACCCGAGTTTGCCCAGCGCCCACATAAAGGCTCCAAAGTCTCGCCCTTCGTTGGTAGACAGGACGCCGGGGACGTTCTCCCATACCAGCCAGTCGGGGCGATAGCGTGAAGCGATGGCAAGATAGACGAGGAGGAGGTTGCCACGCGGATCAGCCAATCCTTTTCGGAAGCCTGCGACGCTGAAGGATTGGCACGGGGTTCCACCGACAAGAACATCGAACTCTGCATCTTGCCACCTGCTGAACTGAGTCATGTCGCCGAGGTTAGGGGTGGGGTAGTAGTGCTCCAATAACGCGCACGGGAACTTGTCGATCTCGGAGTACGCGATCGCTTTCAAACCCAACGGTTCCCACGCGACAGTGGCCGCTTCGATGCCGCTGCACACGCTCAGATAGGTCATCGTTTCTTTTGTCGGGTGACTCATGCCGCTTGCGCCTCGCGAATTTCTTCTACGCTGTCGATGGCATCGGCATTCCAGATGCAGCCTGAAGCGCAATCCCAGCCGTAGTACCAATTCATATCCATTCGGCAGGACCACTGGTATGGCGCGATTATGATGCCGCTGTACTTTGCAGCCACAGAAGGCCATTCGATATATTTTTCATTCCATCGACCGCAGTCGCGACCATATTCGTGCTGAAAATCGTCAAGGTCGCAATGGCTGCTAAGAACAAGAATTCTTGGCGTTTCAGCGAGAATGACTCGGTAGCGTTGCTTATGCTCAATCCAACCGGTCATTTCCGACCGACACCACGACTCCCAATCGTCCTCCCCATCGACTGACACCCACAGTCCTTTCGGCTTTTCGAACTCAGACTTGTAATCACCCTGTAGGCGCTGCTCGACCGAGCGAATCTCGCCCAGCGTCTTTTCCGAAAAGTGACTGAGCTGAAGATCGGCCATCCGGTCACTCATCGCGCTTGCTCCGCCTTAATTCGCTCGAAAACTTCTTCCCTATGAACTGGCAATTCCCTCGGCGCATCCACTCCGATCCTGACTTGTCCGTTCTGTATCCCCGCGATGCAAACGACAATGTTGTCCCCGATCATGATCTTCTCACCAGCCTTGCGACTTAGAATCAACATACCTGTTCTCCTTAAATGAAAGGCCCTGACGCAGACGTATCGGGCTTACGCCTCTGTTACGCTGTGCCGGGCCACTGACAAGGGCGGCGCGCATCCGAGTGCTCTTAGTTTCTCCCACAAAAGTTAGTGGAATTTCCCGGATGCACGCCATAGTCAAACCGGTGCCTTGATGTTTAGGTACTTCCTATAGTTCGCCTTGGTGATGATTTTCATCTCGGCGAGCTTGTCGAATACGACGCAGGCCAATTCAGCATTCTTTGATAGCTCGATGTCGTGGTCGCGAAGATCGCTGGCAATCTCATGCTCTTCCTTGTCCTGATTCAGGATGCCGTTAATTGCGGAGACGTGTTTGTTAGCCAGCTCGAAATCAACATTCTCAACGTCGCCGCGCGGGTCGATCTTGATGCCGGGCGTAACGTCGATGATCTTGTCTTGGCCTTCCATCTCTTCGGCTGTATGCGTGCCACCGAGTTCATCGGGGAATGCCTCGCGCAGTGCTGCGGCCTCAGTGCATTTCGTGAGCATCTGCTGCTTGGCGGTTGACCAGCGATCATTCAGATAGAATTTGCCAGTCTGCTTGTCCTTTCGAGTGCCGGCGCATTCGGAGAATCTCAGCTGCACTGGATACTCAGCCTTCATCGCGGCCTGGACGTTCCAGCGGTACACAGTTATTTCGCACCACTCCGGCACCTGCTCGCCTAGGAACTCAACCAGCGGCCCGTAGGCAGGCTTGGAGTGACCCAGGTAAAGCCCCGTACGCGTAGCCGTCGTTCGGTACTCATAGATGCCTGGCATTACCACGTCGCGCCAAACGTAGTCTCCAGACTTTGCGTCTTTGACCTTCATCGGCACGATGTGACACGGCTTCTTGAGCGGATCGAGCTTTCGAGCTGCACAGTAGTCGAACACCATCAGCACCGACTCAGCCTTGGCTCCGGGGAATAGGCTGCTCATCGCGGTACGCCATGCGGCCTCCGATATGTTTCGGCGAGCCACTGGGGCAGGAAGATTGAATTCTTCGGACTGGACTATTGCGTTCATATCAATTCGCCTGTAAATGGAAGGTGCTCGGCGCCGCCTTAGCGGCACGCCATACCTGCATCCGCTTCTCGCCATATCGCAGCCAACTGCGGGCGTGATCCATTGAGTGCTCAATGAATGCGGATTGCTTTGGATCGGGCGATACGCCGCCGATCCATGTGGCAAGGCGAACGCTTCTGTTATGTAGGGTCTTCACGCTTGTCTCCTTCGATCATCTCGCCGACGTCGGTAGTGACGGTGTCCGTGACGCGCAATAGCGCGATTCACGAGTTCCCATGTCCATATCGGTCTACGGGGTTGAATGGTTGCTCCGACGATTGGATCGCTTGCTCTACGAAAACGGGTCACGCTGCTCTCCAAAAGTCAGGTTCTTGTTCGTTGTCCAAATGAAACTCGATTTCAGCCTGTAGCTCGTTCGCGAGGCAGCCAGCGCACACATCGTCGTCAGTTAGCGCGGGCTCTTTCTCGCAAGTCGTGCAGGCAATGAACTCCTGTATCTTGGTAGACTCACAATGTGGGCACAGTTCGACGGTCACGTAGACCGCCTGTCGTACACCGAACGCATGGTCATAGCCATCGAACTCGTCGCGGCCGGCCGGCTCTTTGAAAGTCTCACCACACTCCAGGCAGCGCATCACGAGTCGAACTCCTGTTCTGCCAGGAACTGCATGTGGCAGTAATCGGCCCATTCACCAGCAGAGGCTTCGGAGCGCTGGTAACAGAACATGAACCACTCAATCAGTTCCTGGCGGTACTTGGCCAGCCAGTCGGCATACGTTAGTTTTCCGACAGGCATACAAGGACGGGTAGGGCGTACTGGCATTACGTGTACCTTTTCAAGTACGGGAATCATGACTGTGACCCTCGTTTATCAGCACGGCGAAGCACGGTCTCGCCGGCAATGGATTTCTCGCACCGCTTGCATCGCAAATTCGGAAGTTCCTTAGAGAACTCTTCCGGGGACACTCCGTAGGCCACCACGACCGGAACGCTACCGCAGACAATGTTGCCGAACACTTTCAGATGGGTTTTTGCGCTCATGACGCACTCCCTGACTCATCCGCGTGGGCTAACGATTGCCGCGGGAACGTTAAGTAATCCCATCGGTTGCAGAAGTCGCAGAGGCGCACCTTCCCGTCATTTCCATCGCGCGGCGGGTTGACGGTGACGATCCACTTCGCTTCTCCGCGACATGGGACATTCTTGCGAATGGCCTGCGTGAAATACGCCAAGACATCTGAGATGGTGTTTTCACACTGCATCTGAGCTGCTCCTTGCTGCTGAGGTGAGCGAGCATGTTTCCGCGTCTTTTTTCGTAACGCGGCCCGCGCTCACTCCGGGATTGGCCCCCACACCGGAATTGGTGCCCGAGGGAACATCGTCAGCGTCTGACTGCCTCAACCGCTCAGGCAGACACTCTACGGGCAGTTCTTTTTCTATCTCCTTCGCCTGGAGTGTCAGGAGAATTTTGTCGGTCAGTTGGCAAAGCTCGGTGCCCTCGCCGATCTTTCCATGCGTGGCCATATCGCTACCGATGTCCAGGATTCGCAGGCAAATTTGCTCAAGATTCATGGCGCGCGTCCTCGGTGTCTGCGGGTCAGTCGCCCGCGTAGTTGCTGCGCATGCAGGTCACGCGCAACTTGTGCTGGTCGACCGGAGTAATGGATTCGACGGTGAACATGTGCTCGTAC